ACCCCATCCGAGCGCTGCGAGTTGATTCTTGATCATCCAAATGTCATGCCAGGTTGGGGATGCTGCAAATGCCGCGTGTATAACGGACTTCAGCGGAAAAAGTGCAAATCGTGCGGCCATGAATGCTGTAATCCGCAAAAGCCAACACCAGAAGATTACGATCTATGCCCTGAGTGCGGAGTGCCAGAAGGGATGCGTCATGTCGGACACTGAATCGCTGACCCCATCCGAGCGCGAGCGGGCCGAGGAGTTATACGAGGCGCTGAAGGAACTGCTTAGACAAGGCTCATTTCCTGCTAAGAGTGAGGAACGTGCCGAGCGAGCGATCAAGAACTGGGAGGAGCGCAATGGCTGAAAGAAGAATGGCCAAATTCGGAGCTTTGAGGCATCCACGCCTGAAATTGAAAAAGGCTATCCCTGTTCGTGTCGAAGTCATTGTTTCATCGGGCGAGTTAGAGCAATGGGGGCAGGGCGACACCTTCTCAGAAGCGATGGAAGATTTTGGTAAAGCGATAGCTGAAGATTGGTTCTTAATTAAAAAGCAACGGTTAATCGGTCCCGGAATTTCAAAACTAAAGCGCAAACTTCAAAAGTATATTCAGGAACGTGAGCGAGGTGCCCGCAATGGCTGAACCGACCCAGAGCGAGAGACTGACGACCGAGCAATACTTAGTGTCAAAAGGCTGGACGCTCGTCCGAACGATACGCCGCAAACATCATAGTGGCTGGCAAGCGTGGAATCATCCGAATCATCAGCATAGCTCTCGCGGCTTCTTTCAAAAGAGCGAAGCATTAGACCACCAGCGACGGCTCGATAAAGGATTTCAGTGCGATTGTATCCAAGAGGAATCGAAATGACTGATCTCAACCCCGGGTCTCCTCAAGCTGAAGCCGACAGCAATGCGGCGAGATTTTTCAATTCATGGCAGCTTCCAAGTTTAACTGTTACCAACTGCGCGACTGGTGCTACCGGAAATTTGGCCGGGAGAAGGTGCTGGCCGCGATTGCGGAGGACAACGATGGCGACTGACGACACCGAGAAGCGGCTGCGAGCGAAATTATTGAACGAGGCCTTACAGTGGCTTGCGGTGCACTACAACAGTGGCATGACAATGCCTGAAATGCTAGCTGATTTTGCGCTCTCCACCACTTGTAAATTGGAAGAGGCCGAGGCGAAGCTGGCGCTTGTGGAACAGGTGATAATCGCGTCAGATGACAAGGAGCAGGCAATTAGCGCAGACTCGTATGCGAGGGCGTCTAGGCATCTGCATGAAGTTCGTAAACAATATCCGCCGCTCCCCGCTCCGCCTGAGACTGGAGGGAAGTTGTGAACACAAAGTCGGACAAATTGCTTAGGAAAAAATTGCTCGTGCGTGCTGCTGATGATCTGAAGAAAGCCGCGGAATATGCGGTAAAAAATGATCTAACTTGGGCCACTATATATGCACGTGGAGCCCTCAGATTAATTGAGGCAGCAAATGCGATTGGCTAAAGCTATGACCCCATCGCTCCAGACCGACCGCACGAAGGAGGTGCCGAGTGAAAGAGCGCCCGAATGACCAGGAGAGAGTAGACCGTTTATGCCGGGAGTATGAAGTTCATGGTGAGTTACCGACTGTCATTCTTCAAGCGATCCGCGAAACGCGGGACGAATGCGCGGACTTGCTAGTTGAGCGGGTAATAACAGTTGGTAGGCGGCGGCCCCTGCTTGCGCTGAAAACCGCTGAAGCTGACATTCGTAAGCTCGGAGGGAAATCGTGAGCGCGAAGCGATACCCTATCAGCAATAGTTCTATGTTGCTTGGCGCAGCCGTACCAAGTTGTGTGAACTGCGGAGCTTGTCTTCTGCCACTCGTGATGTTTGGCTACATTTATGGTTGGTATTGTAACCAGTGTCGCCCGACTCACTTGACAGAACGCGACCGCCAACCCAAGGAGTCTCGATGAGCGCAGAGGAGAAGTGTCCGCGATGCGGAAGTACTCGAAAAGAAGTTTATTATGCGGTGGACATTTACTCTGACAATGTATGCTCATGGCGAAACCACGACCCTTGGCACGACTCCCCCGCGAAGGCTCCGCAGGCGCGTTTTCATATCGACGACTCTCCAAACGGAGAAAGATTCTTCATTTCTGGCGACCTAGTTACTCGTGAGGAGTTTCTACGCCGCCGAATCGTGGAATGCCAGCATCGTTTTACGGGAGTACCGAGTGATTTGTGTGTTGACTGTGGAATAAAGGCGCAGGCAGCCGCAGCGTCAGCCGCCGAGCCGCTGTGCAGATTTTATGACGGAGAGACTGGCACATTGTGCGGTAAACCAGAAAACCACACTGTTCACGCCAAATATGGAAACGACTTAGATGTCAGTTGGAAGCACTTGTTTGACCCAGACACCGAATTGGCCTCCCGCGACCGCACCGTCGCGGAGTTGCAGGCTACGCTAGAAAAGTGTCGCCACGTCATTTTCTGGCTCAAGCCGATTCCAGATGGCGAGAAGGACACGCATATCGAAGGTTTTCCTGAACAATACAATGCGAACCTTAAATCAGCAGTAATCGCGTTGGAACGGCAGGAGCGCAAAAGCCATATCAGTGAAATGGATGACGCCCGCAAACTCATCGAACGGCTGATGGGGGCGCTGAATCTCTTACAAGGTGCGGCTAGGCGTCTTGATTTCACAGATGATAGCGGCTTAGCAAAAACATTTGATGCAAGAATTAAAATGGCCGACGCTCTCCTCTCCGAGTGCCGGGAGCGGGGATACGGGGTGAAGAAATGAAACTAGCAGTTACTCGCTACGATGGTGACACGGAAATCATTGTTCTGACTGAACCCGTCACGGTTACAGAAAGTCAATACCAACCACACATTCACAGTGCAGATGGGATGGACTACTACTTCCGCCGAGATGGGTTCTACGATGGGTGGGGCCGTGGTTGTTGTGGATGGACGGGAGAGCAAGCCAAGACGTTACTTAGAAGCATTGAAGAACAGCGGAAGCGCATTCCGCTGACGACAGCACGCTTTCTGTCGCTGAAGGCCCGAAATTTACTGCGAACCTTCCGCTGGTGGAAGGGATACATCTTGCAGGAAACCGGATACCCGAGATGGGGCCAAAGATGACCGAGTGCCGGGAGAAGGGATACGGGAGGAAGGGATGACTGACCGTCAACTGGCGATAGCGATTGTGTTGGCTGTGTGCGCGGTTGGCGCTGTCCTTGTTCCCTTCGCGCTGGCTTTGATCTACTACACATTACGTCGGAGGCCGCGATGAAACACTCAGCTCTACTACTCGCGCTCTGGGCAGGGATGGCTTGGGGGCAGACTGTGCAAACGAAGCCAGCCTGTCGAACAGTTCCATCCGGTGATGGCTGTAATACCTGCACGCAATGTGACGGTGAAGCTACGCGCTGCACGTTGGCTTACTGCATGCACCAACCTTGGTCTTATACTTTAGATAGCAGAGAGTTCATTCCCAAGGATGTTAAGCCCGGAGATTCGTGGTCGTTCGTCGAAAATGGTAGTAGTAGTTTCGCTGCGCTATTTCGTGGCGGTTGGACCTGCACCCAGAAGTGGGCCGACCGCGACAAGCCTCCGGTGTGCGCGAAGGCGGACGGAAAGGCAGTCGGCGCTACAATGCCCACTTCAGGCTTATCCTCTCAATGCTTCGATATTGCCGGATGTGCGGGACATGCGCCTGCTCCCTTGTTCGCGCCAGCCGTGGAAAAACAGAAGCCTGATCCGAATTGGGTGGAAGAAAAAACAAATCCAGGTGCACCTTGGTGCAGAATCGTCGGCACTAATGGGATGCTTGGTGATTGCCGCGAGGATCGGCCAGTGATCGACATACAAGCCTGCCCCGCCAAATCCATGCTCGGCCCCTTCACGGACAGGCACTGGGGTAAACATTGGGACGATTTTGGTTGCCGTACTGTAGCTCGGTACGAGCATATGGCAGATCGGTTCCTTTCTGGGCCGCGCCTGCCACGATTTTTTGAATGCACGCGATCAGGGGGAGATTTTATAAGGTATGATACGGCGACAAACGAGTTTGCGGTACTGGCCTTGGATGGCATGATACGAACCTACTACAAGCCGCAGAAGTGCTCTTCGCTTCCTCCGGCGGTCCGCCGCATCAAACAATGTCATAAGCATCCAACACACATGGATTATGTGAGATGGGCATGTACGCAATAAAGAAAATCACTAGACGGTACGCATGTCCTGTATGCGGATATGATCTTGAGTACCCGCCGGAAGATTTCAACATTTGCCCCTCCTGTGGCGTAGAATTCGGGTACGAAACCGCAGGTCGATCTTTTTTTGAACTTCGCCAAGAGTGGATAGAAAGCGGTGCACAATGGGCAAGCCGAGTCGATACTCCCCCCAAGAATTGGAATCCTTGGGCGCAGATGACTTTTGCGCGTCTCATATTTAGCCCACCGTTTGCGATGCTGAATGTGCAAGTACGTGCTGGGAAGTGGGATGAAACAACGGCAACAGTCTTCAAACCAACCGTGAATAGCGTTGTGGGATGTCTCGTAACAAGATGAAATTCCTTGCTACATGCGCGTGTGACAAAGTCATTGTTGACAAAGCAGGTGCCCACTCGCTTATTGCGGTTATGTCGAACGTTGACATTTCCGTTACACCTCCGCTAGGTATCTCCTCACCATTGCCGTCAAATGCCATCTTGCCTAGGGAATGGTGGATATTCAGCATGTGGGAGCCACAAAGCGACGAAGTTGGCCAAGAGTTCGATCAAGTTGTACAAGTCTACTTGCCAAACGGCGACAAGCTGGTCGAACTGAAAGTCAAGTTCAAACCCGACGAACGGGTTCAGTACAACTCATGTCAAGTGCTGGGTCTTCCGGTTGGACAAGAGGGCAAGATCAAGATCATGACGTGGGTCGAGAAAGATGGAACTCGTACAACAGACTCTTTCATCTATCATCTGACAGTCAAGTTTGTCCCTCAAGATCAACGTGCGCCGAGTATTCCCTCATCAGTAGGCATTGTTGCAATTCCACAGTAGATTGCCCTGTCACAGCATCAGATAACCTATCACATTTGTGGTTAGTCAAGGTAATTATTGCCGGAATCTCGGCCAAGAAGTTTATTTCAAATTGGAAGGCTGGGAAGTATCGCAGGCTAGATTCAGACGAGTGCCCTGGGTTAGTAGAACTAGCCCTGCTCGCTCCCCTGCCAAGGCGGACGGGTGGCAGGCGGAACGCGAAAAGAAGCCGCAGATAATTAGTGGCATATTTCTGCCTGGGCTCAAAGACGAGCAGGAATCCCGGCTTCCCGAGGAGAAGAAATGACTCCCGCTGTGTTTTAGGCCTCTCCAATGCTTCGGATGGCCCTGAGTCCTCAGTTGGCAACTACCGGACGCTCCTAGGCCATCCCGCGAGTTTAAAACTGGCATTCTAGGAAGCCTCCAGGTGCTCGTACTGCTCCCGGATGAAGGCCTTGCCTGTTTTCATCCCGGAATTATAGATTTTGAGGATATTCTCGTACCGATCCGGCCAGTTCTTGCGGAACCATTCTTGAGCTAAAAACGGTTGGCTATGCCAGAAGAAGTGACAGCCTCCACAGAAAGTCAGGGCATTATCGGCTTCCCATCGTAGGGCCAAGTGCCGCCGGCTGATGATGTGTGCCCACTGGATACCGTTGTTACGATTCTTGCAACGGACACAAACTTTGCCATCCCGCTGAAAGACTCGCTCTCTGGCATCGTCGTCCAAGGCCTTCATCATGTGAGATTTGCTGACTTTCCTCATCTCCGGTAAGCCTCCATGAAGGCCAAAATGAGCAACACCAAGGTAATCAGTCCCAAAACCCACAGATGGCGGGTATCGCGGTTCACCTGTACCTCCACCAAGCATCTGGGTTGTAGTACATCGGGTCTCTTTCCCCGACAACTTTTGCCAGTTGCGTGTCTAGGTTACGGTTGCCTACCGAGCGCACGGGCGCTTTGCGCGGAATGCACTCATCCATGTGTTCGGGTTCTGGAGGTTGTGGGTTGAACTTGCGGCAGATCGGGCAGTTTGGGTGATAGTGGTACTTCATGCGACCTTTCTCCACGCTGGCGAGGAGCCGCGCTTCTTGTCCAGTTCATCGAGCATGCAATTCACCTGATAGGTGGTGATCTTCGCGCCGTTGTTCTTCGCCACGGCTTCCTGATAGCGCTTCCAGAGCCATTTCACGTCTGCCTCGCCGTAGCCTCGGCCGAAGTGCTCATCCCGCCGCGTAGGATTGGCTGCCGTGGGCGTCAGCACGCAGGGACAGCGCTTTACGGCACCCATCTCGGGATCAACAGGCAAGCCTTTCTCTGTGAACCCGTCGAATACGCGAACCCAGCCCTCTTCGCAGTTTCCGCAGTATTCGCGTCGACAGGCAGCGCCTTCGCTCGGCGGAATGTGTTTCATAATATCTGCCATGACCGGGAAAAATGAAGTGCTCTGGCAGGCAAAACCCAGTCCCTCAGCGAAGCGCGGAAGTCCTACGATCCGCGAGATGCGATACCACTCATTCGCAAAAGATTCCAGGTGCTCCGAAGTCATATTAGCCTGTGGAAATCTCAAGCAGGTTTCATGAAGCAGGCTGCGAATCTTCTTCATCGTCGTCTGATTCGATGAGTTTTTTAAGCTCGGCCAAAGCTCCTTCCATCGGTCGATGTTTGCCATTTCCTGCTCCTTTTTCCCTTCCAAAACGGTCGAGCGGCGAAATCGAATACTCATCCAGCCGTGCCAGAAACCGGCATGGACGCTCTCCCGGCTTCAAGTTCTCACTGCGCCCATAGTTGTAGAGCCAGAGTTTGAAGGTTGCCAAGTCCAATTTTGGACTGGCTTTCAGCAAGCGACTAAGCTGATTCTGCTCTGCTCCATCCCAAGGAGGCTCCCTTTTCCATCTCCAGAGATAGAACCCCCAAACCGCTTCCTTGAAGGGGGTAAAGCGTTCGTCGGTTGACTTGGATAGTGACAAGTGTGCTTTTTCCCTCTCGGCAGCTATTTTCGTTCTGGAAACCCGCACTACCTGATCCCGGAGCCTGTTTTCAGGCGACCGCAGATTACTCCGCGTGGATGGTGGGTAGAGCCGCAACTCCCAACGCGCAGGGTTCCGAAACTACTTGCGTTAGGCTTTGCGAGAGAGTAGAATTGTCTTGCTTCCAAAGCGCCCGCAAAGCTGGGTTAAAAGCTAAGCCCCGAGAGTACAGGCTCGGGGCTGTTTTATTGGCGATGGAGGATGATGCCTTTTCGTGTGGGCCGGAATTGATACCGGCTCGCGGGCTTGTCAGGTTTACCCCGATGATCGTGATTCCACGTTCCCCGTGGCGATGTTCGGATACCGCATGTGACTGGCTCCCCATGCAGGCATAGTAGCGATCAATTCCCGCCGTATAGCTACAATCAACGTGTCCTTCCACGTCGCCGCACGAAACTCGATATGAATGGGCTATTGTCATAGCCGAGGGTAAGATTCGCGGGGCTGTGACCGGCGCCCTCGGCTAAGAGTTTTAACCGGCACGCCAGCCCCAGCAAATCTGCGAAGCACTATGCACCACGGTGGGAAACCTGTCAACTGTTATTTTTCCACGACCCACTTGACATCCTTTCTATACAGGTGTATAAACTAAGCATGAAACAGGTCATCTACCCGCTGCGGCTGGAGCGGACGCTCTATCAGGCCATGCAGCAGGCTGCCAAGCGGCAGTTCATTCCGCTGTCCAACTGGCTGCGCCGGGTGATTCACTTGGCGGTCGAGAAGGAGAAAGATCATGGCAAACGTGGATGAAGTGGTGGAAGTGCCAGAAGCAATCAAGGCCAACACCCTGATTGCCAAACTTGCGGAAGCGTTTGAGGCAGTCGATCATGTGGCGAAGCGCGGCCAGAACCAGAAGCAGAATTATGCCTACGTGAAAGCCACAGACATTGCGGCAGCCCTCCGCAAGGAACTCTTCAGCCGGAAAGTTCTGCTCATCACCGACGAAAAGGAATACAAGCTGCTTCGTATGGTGAAAACCAATTCCGGTGGCGAGATGCCGCATTTTGTTCTCCATGCTGAATATACCTTCCTCGATGGCGACTCCGGGGAGCGTTTGGGGCCATTTGGGGCACATGCGGAAGGCATGGACTCGGGCGACAAAGCCATCTACAAATGCACAACTGGCTTGGTTAAGAAGATTCTCCGCGCAGTGGGCCTAGTGCCTGACGAAGCGACCGACCCGGAAGCTGACGAGACAGTAGATCAGTTCACTTCCCGGCCCACGACTTCAGAAGTTCAAGGCGTGGATGTGGAGTTCGACCAAAGGAGCTATCCTCCGGCGGACTACGATGACAGTCAGCTATTAGATGCCCCGCCCAAGCGTCCTGTGGCCCCAGGAACGTGCGCTGAGTGTGGCGGCAAGATTATCCCTGCCGGAGTGTCCAAAAAGACTGGGAAGCCCTATCCGGCGTTCTGTAAAGACTGCAAGAAGAGTCCGAAATGATTATCGAAGGCTTAGATCAGCAATCTCCAGAGTGGTTAGCCATGCGGGTCGGGATGTGTACGGCCTCGCGGGTCGCAGACGCCATCGCTAAGCTCAAGCGGAAAGACGGAGAAGCCGCCAAGCGCCGGGATTACAAGTGGGAATTGGTGCTGGAGCGCCTGACCGGGCTTACGGCAGAGCATTTTGTCTCGGAACCGATGAAGTGGGGTATGGATTTTGAGCCATTGGCGCGAAAGCGGTATGCCCAAACAATCGGGGAGATGGTCGTGCCCATTGGCTTTGCCATGCACGACCGTATCAAGTGGTTTGGAGCCTCACCAGATGCGCTGGTAGGCGACGAAGGACTACTCGAAATCAAGTGCCCGACGCCGGAAACGCATCTCGAATACATCCTCAACGGAGTCATGCCGGAGCAATATGTTCCGCAAGTGCTGGCGGAATTGTCCTGCTCCGGGCGGCAGTGGGCGGATTTTGTCAGTTTTGACCCTCGACTGCCCGATAACCTGCAACTATTCATGGTGCGGGTTCAGCGCGACGAGGCCAAGATCGCGGAGCTGGAAGCGGACGTGGAACAATTCCTAGCTGAGGTCAAGGAAATCACCGACCGCCTGAAGGCTGGCGGGAGTATCGAAGCCGCGCTAAAAGAAAGCGTCAAACTTGCAAAGGTGTGATATTGTGTCCGCGAGAGGACTCCCCTATGACATTCAATTCCCGCGTGTTCTGGCGCTTGATCGCCATTTTTGCCATTCTCGATGCGTGCATTCTCATGGCCGGATGCGGCGACTGGGAATCGCAAGCCATCTCGATCATCTCTCTGCTGGGCCCTGCCATCCAAGCCGTGATTGCGGTTCTCGCAGCCTTTGGCGTAGGCGTTTCCGCTGATGTCATGACCACGTTTCAGAACTGGGCGACCCAGGCGGACAATGCCCTGCTGACCGTGAAAGGCTTGATTCAGCAATACAAGACAGCGGCAGCGGCAGATCAGCCAGGTCTGCTGAACGAAATCACTACTGCGCTCGGCGTGATTTCCTCGAATCTCTCGACCATTCTGCCAGAGCTACATATCACCGACGCCAATACGCAAGCTCGCGTGAGCGCAGCGCTGAGCGCGATTATGGGATTCATCGCAGCGATCACGGCTCTCCTGCCGGCGGTGACTGCAGTAACCAGCGAGGATGAAGCCAAGGCGCTGCATCTCAAAGCCAATGAAACGGTCAAGCAGTTCAAGTCTGAGTTCAACGGTGCTTTGGGCTACTACGGGAAGCAGTACGAAATCTAGATGCCGATCCGCAAGACATACGGCGCAGTCAGGGACGTTCACGACGTTCGGGACTCTCTGCTGCGCCTTTCTGCTACTGGCCTGCCGCTGGTAGTCGATTCCTCAGGTGCAGACAGTCCGGTGCGCGATCAAGGGCAGCTTGGGTCTTGTACCGCCCACGGCTGGACTAGCTGTGCGGACTGGATTGACCGGGCATATCTCGGGAAGCCAACCATTTACGCTCCGGCATGGCTGTACACCAAAGAACTGATGGCGGAGGGTGACTTCCCGAACGATGAAGGCGCACAGCCGCGTACAGGTGCAGCAATCATCAACACGCTCGGGTTATGTGAGGAGAATTTATGTCCTTACAATGCGACTATCGTTACAACGACTACAGATCAAGATACCAATGCGCTTACCCATTTGACCTGTCTGGCTCGCAAGCGCCTTGTGGGATGGAGTTCTTTGATTGGATGCTTGGGCTACCATATACCGTGGCCAGCTACAGTTTCGTTCCAAGTGGCAGCATCATTTGAATCGGAGCAGGTAGCAGCGACCGGAATCTACAATCCTCAGCCAAATGAGGACATTGTGGGCAGTCATCTGACCAAAGCCTCGGGGTATGACATCTCGCCACAGCCTGTGATCCGTCCAAACGGCTGTCCTCCGGCTGTGCTTATCAAGAATTCATGGGGGAACGACTGGGGAGACCCGCAGCGGCCAGGATACTTCTGGATGCCGCTGTCGGTCATAGAATCGCCTACAACGGACTTATGGATGGTCCACCTCGGAAAGCCCTGGGCGTAAGCCTATAACTCACTGTGACGTTCTGGCAGGGCATCCTGGCGGGCCTTCTGCTTCCACTTCGGCACTTTCCGGCCAATCTGCCAGCGGGTAGAGCCGCATTTCGGGCAGGTTTTGGCCGGCGCGAGCTGGCGGCGAAACCAAGAATGGTCACAGCACAGACAGCGGTCAACCGGAGTTGCGATAGCTTCCATAGTCTCACCAGCCAAAATAGAGTCGGACGAACTTGAGCACCATCATGGCAGCAGTCCAGCCTAGTACCACCGTGACCAGAATGAGCGTGACTTTGACAAAGCGGTTCATGATAGAAACACGTCAGGATGCGTGGCGGCCAAGTACATCACGGCGGCCAATAATCCCAGAATAAACAGCGTGATTCCGATGGCGAGTTTCATTTCCAGTGCCTCACGATTCTGTCAATGCCGACCCAGATAGTGACCCAAAGGCCAAGATCGAGCAAGGCAACAAACGCCCAAGCCTTCCCTGCGCGGGTCATCGTCTTGCCCTCTCATCTTCCGGCTCTGCGGCCAGTTCGTATTCGAGCCAGCGCAGTACCCAGGTTACGAAGTCCTCGTCGGGATAGCGTTTAGAATGCATGGTTTTCTCCATAGACTGAAGTTTCTTTCCCACAACGGCAGCAGATACGGATAAACCTTCCAGCCAATGCATTCTTGAGCCGCTTCCACCACGAGCCTTTCGGATGCCAGCCCGAGCCTTTCGGATGCCAGCAGTGGCCTTGCTGCTCACAGAGGGGTTCAAGAGTGTAAATCGTCAGTAAGGGTTTCATGATTCACCTTCCCCAGTTCAAAATTGGACTACTCGCCTTTGGCCTTGCGGATAGCGGCCTTAACTCGTTCTGGTACTTTGTGGGCGTCACAGCCAAGTGCCGATATCTCTTTACTAAGCAGGTAAAGAACGGTGTGAGCGCATTCCAGCGCTTCCAGCAGTTCAGGCGCGGCTGCGATGAGATCAATGTTGGCTTCGGTTTCCTCTCTATCCTCTTGATGAATAACTGTCGCAATGTGTTGATTGCGACCGGCAAAGACCACTCCAACAACGGGATATTTGCCGTTAGCCCGGATATTGCGATGCCACGGCCCCAGCGTCGGCTTACTGACGCGCTGTGAGTCCTGCTTTAATTGCTGCGGCATGGGATTCTCCTCTTGATGTGTGACCATGTTTCTCGCGGTCGTCTGCATTATCTTGCTTAGTTCCCCAAGCGAGATTCGAGTAATGGTTGTTGGTTCGGTTACCGTCCAAGTGCCTTATTTCGTGATCTACAGAAGGTCTCGGCGGCAGGAAGTAGCGAGCAACAAGAGAATGCACAAGCAAGGATTTTCTCGCGCCGTTGCGGTAGATTCGCACGCGTAGGTAACCGTGCGAGTTCGGTTGCGCTGCGAGTTCTCGCCATACCCAACTTTTAGAGCGCCACTTGGATAGAGCCACGACGGAGCCATCTTCTCTGACGCGAAATTCAGTCGTATGCTTCACTGTCGTCATCTCACTTACTAACAGGAATCTACTGCATAAGGCATATTCTTGTCAAGCACTATATTCGCCTTAGAATGTTTCGCTTGCATTTCAGTCGAGCGCTGTGCAAACCTGCTTCTTATGTGCACACAAGTAGTGCCAGTATCGTCTGCACCTGTGCTGTGTGAGAATGTTGTCCCTACTCGCAGAAAGAGTTACAACCCACCATTCCGCCTCGATGACCTTACCTCTCCCAACATCGCCCACGTCTCGCCATGCTATCCGATTGAGGCACTATCCAACAGGGCGCTGATGGAAACTCGCAGTTCTCGCAAGCTTCGCGTAGTTTTCAGGTTTGCTGCAGAATGCGCTATAAATGGTAGAAAAGGCTATAGATATCAGAGATTGAAGCGGAGGATTGTCTCGCTGTCCTGCCCTAACCCAGAGCAGGCTGAACTGGCTATTGACCTCATCCTGCGCTTCGCTGAATCCCTCGACGGCAAGTGGTTGACCTTGCCGCCGGCGCCTGGCCCATCCCCCTCCGGTCCTAAAACCACCCCGGCGGAGTGAAGGACAGGGGCTAACGTCACAAGCAATCAGAGAAGAAAAAATTTCTGGGGAAATTTTGTGTACTATCAAGTAAACAGCAGTTAAGGTACGCAAGACTTAAGGACAGATTTCTGCTTTTAGGTGATTTACAAATGGTCGATGGAGTGACGAACCTTGTTCCTGAGCCTTACAGGTGGTTTACGTTTCCGTTCACTGTAAATGGGTTTTCCCATGCGGCAGATTGCTCTGCTGGCTGGTTCGTAGAGCGGCGTAAAACTCGAATTCCGGTTGGTCGCTCCATCTGAATGACGAATTTACTTTACACCCGGCTGTCAAGTGTGTTTCTATTTTCTTAGCTGGTAACAAACTCGAAGCGGTTGGGAGCGTCCTACGGGGCGCTCTCGTCGTCTCTGGCGGTATTTTCTTGCCTACTCCCTGAAAACTATGATAAGCATGAGCGCATGAGTGAAAACCGGGCAAACGAGTTAGGCAAAGCCGATTCCGGGCACGATTTCGCCAAAGACAATGTGCATACGGTTTCGGTCGGGGGAGAGCCGCTGGAGGTCAATCTTTCAGGGAACGGCTCGGAAGACGTTCAACTGACTCCGGTCAAGTTCAAAGACGCAAAACAGTCGAAGCCTTTCGAGTTGCAGCACTCCACCCACGATATTCTGATGGCGCAACTAGTCGAAGAACCCCAGCCCGAGGCATTTATCATCCCGGTGATTGGAACGGCCTGGGGATTCAATTCCCGCCTGGCGCGGGTGATGGGCCGCAACCGGAATAGAGAAGAGCTGGTCTGGTATGGGGTCAGGCCAAATCTGATGATGGCGGCGCTCGACATGCCGCCAAACGCCAATGGCCGGCTGATTGTCAAACAGGATACCCAGGAGTCCGAATATGCCTGTCAAGCGTGTAAAGGGAAAGGCCACACCGAAGAAGTCTGCTCAGTCTGCGATGGCCAAGGATGTCAGGAATGTACCGTACTCGGATTCGAGAGAGAGGCAAAACATCCTTGCGGCAAAACCCCTTGTCGAGCGTGCAAGGGAACTGGCTGGAGGGGCGGCATCGTTATCCCAGAACAGTCTCAATCCCGACCAGTTACGGGAATTGTCGTCTCGGTTGGACCTAGTTGTCTCGTGGTTAAGCTCGGGGATCGAGTGTTGCACTCTCGCTATGCAGGACATCAGATCACCACTCCCGAAGGTGACGGATTTACCATGATGCGTGAATCGGAAATCCTTTCTCTTATCAAGGAAGTGCCCAACACTGCGGGCAAGGAGTGGGGATGCTGAAAGCCAAAATCGACCAGCTCGTGCCGGCCAAAGAAGGCACGCTCACCGAACGCGGCGAGAAGATTTACCGCTCTCTCGACATTACTCTGAAATTCCCCGATGGAGGAGAGTTCAAGCGCGTCATCCAGCCCGACCATCAGGCCATCGGCTTTACCGAAGAGTGGATTGAGGACACCATCGCGGGATGCCTTAAAAACCTCGAACTGGACTTCCCGCAGGATATTTACCAAGTCGTCCGTCTCCGGCCCAACCAGATCGAATTTCACTATGCCGGAAGCAAAGGCCGGGTCAACTGAATGTTTCTCCACGAAGCCGAAAAACTCTCTGACTGGCCGGTAATCTCAGTGGCTGTGCCCTGCACCACCTGCGGTGCCCAGCCGGGAAACTGGTGTGTCACCCGGAACTCTTCCGCCAATGCCATGTTTGGAGGCGGCGGGCAGCGCCGGATCGACTGCCACGCGGAACGCAAGGCGGCGGCGTTGTATGCCTGGGAACACAGAAACGATGAAGCCAAGGAGATGAAAGAAGATGCCGGCAAAATACGAACGGTGCGTTCAGAAAGTAGCCAAGAAGAAGGGAACCAAATCAGCCCACGCCATCTGCACGGCGCAAAACGCCGGAAACATAAAGCAGTGGAGGAAAAAGGGCAAAAAATAGATGCCGCCGAATAAGGCCAAATGGGAACGACAAGTAATGGACTTGGCGTATCTCGACTTCAACCTCACTCCGTCGAAGCTCATCTACAAGCAGCTCGACTGCACCCACAGCCATGTCTACACCATGCGCCAAGATGAGTTGTACAAAAAGACAGTGGAAGAACTGACGCTCGAGCATAAGCGGCAACTGCTGTCGAATCCCCAGACGAAAGAGTTGCGAGACCTGATTACTGGCAGCCTTGGCCGGTCGCTCCGCAAACTCTACGAGGCTGCCGCCGACCCGGAGACTTCGACCCGCGATCAGGTGGCCATTGCCAAGCTCATGGGAGCAATGGATGGCAGGTTCAGCGTCTCCGAGCCGGGAGAGGCGGAGCAGAAAGATTCCAAAGAAGTCGCCGCCCAACTCATGCAGCTCATCAACCGTGATAAAACCGTCCAATGATCCCTGCGGGACTGGAGCCAACCCGTGACCAAATCCAGGAACAAAAGCCGGAATCGTGGCGGCAAATTCCCATCACCGCAGAACTCGCGCCAGAAATCAAAAGAAGCGCGATTCGGCTCAATGCACTTGGCTCGCTCTTTTACTTCAGCAAGGTCGTTCTCAGTCACGGTAGACTTTCTCCCGCCTTGCATGGGTACATGTGCCGGGAACTTGAGCGCGACACCCTTCGTCTGGTCATGGAAATTCCCCGCGATCATTTTAAAACGACCGTTGCTTCAGTCTCCGCGCCAATGTGGTGGGCGCTCCCGTTCTCCCCGCAAGACGAAGACCTGATGTACGAAATGGGGTACTCGGAGGCATGGATACGGTGGATGAAGCGTGCCCACTATTCCTCGACTCGAACCCTCATCGCCTCCGAAGTCATCGGCAATGCCCGCAAGATCGGAGCGAAGATTCAGGGACACTACGAGTCGAACGCAGGCTTCCGCTATCTTTTTCCTTCCATCCTGCCAAAAGATACGGCACGCTGGAACCAAGACTCGATGCAGCACAACCGCTTGGATGGCGTCTATCACGGAGAGGGGACTTATGACTTCATTGGCGTCAAAGGTGCGTTACAGTCTCGCCACTACGATCGCATTGTGGAAGATGATCTGGTGGGAGAAAAGGCCATCAACTCTGATCTCGTCATGGAATCCACAATCGAATGGCACCGGAAGCTACCTGGAGCATTTGACTCTGACCCTCAACGTCCCGGAAGTCTTGGAGACCAGTTGGTTATCGGAAACCGATGGTCGCACCGTGATCTCAATTCATGGATACGTAAAAACGAATCTGGGTATGAATTCCACACCCATTCAGCAGATGGGGGTTGCTGTGACCAACATCCTCCCGATAGACCCATCTTCCCGGAAGAGTTCACCACCGAAAAACTCGCCATCATCCGGGCCACTGAAGGAGCCTACAACTACGCTTGCCAGTTTCGCAACAAGCCGGTCGCTCCTGAAGCAGTAAGGTTCAAAGAATCTTGGCTGCGAAAATATACGGTCGATGTCTGGAAAGAAGCCGAGCCGCAAGCCGGCATTGTGAACTGGAGCCAGATTTCCGCTATCAAGCGGGCGGAGATGCTGGGCTATCCCGAAGAAAGCGTCGAAGCGCAAGGTGCGACTCCCAAGCGATTGAAGGTGGCGCTTAAACATGAAGTCTATCTGGGTAAAGCTGTTCCTGACATTCGCGCTGGCGACCTTGATCGCGTGGCCCTTATGGACCCTAATCACTCGGGAGAACACGGACGGTCGCGTAACGCCATCCTCATCGTCGGTATCTACAATCGTCCTCCCGAACCCAGGCGTCTATACCTGCTCGATTGTTGGGCAAAGGCGTCATCGCACGAAGAGTGGATTGAAAAAGCACTCTGCCGAACTCCGGGACAGCGAGGACTGGTGGTTAAGTGGCGATGCCATTATCTGTACATTGAGTCCGAAGTGGCTGGTCAGCAGGGCTGGAAGTATTACATTCGGGAACGCATGAAGTCGATGGGCAATGAAGGGAACTTTGCCGTGCGTCCCCTCAAGACCGACCGCAGCGAGAATGGCAAGCACAGAAGAATCATCGGTATGGAGTCGATTTACGAGAATGGGTTCTTCTGGGTGCCGTCGCTTGGAGGCCAGCAGTGGAAAGAGGAATACGAGGAATATCCCAACGGCTCGACCCTTGATTTGCTGGATTTGACCGGCTACCTGCCGCAGACTTGGCAGCCCGGTTCCCACATCTCGACCCGCGATTTTATGGCAGAACAGTTGAAACGCCGGGAGAGTATGCTACGATTCGTCGGGAACGCAGGTTACTAGATGCCCATTCCTGCCGAGATACCGATCTCGAAAACCTTCACGCAGCAGTACGTCAGAGAGATTGAGCATTACGCTGCCAAACGTCTCGAATCCATCCATCGCGGTCTGATGCAGTTGCGCGGCGAGAAAATCCAGAAGTGGCGCAAAGTCTACAACGGAGAGCCCCGAGAGAAAGTCAAATCCTTCCCTTGGCAGAATGCCTCAAACGTCGTGGTGCAGATTGTCGGCAGCTATGTCGATCAACTGGTCGCCAAGATTGTGATGGGCATCTTTGCCGTCGATCCCCTGTTTGTCGCTGATCTTGCCGGAGAGTGGCAGCGGGAGGAGAAAGCTGAAGAACAGCGTACCGCGATTGAGGAATACCTCGCCTTTGTTGGTATGGAGCCGGGCCGCCTGAACATCCTGCCCAAATACACCATATGGATTCGCAACATGGTGAAATACGGCTTTGGCGCAATCAAGCTGATGCCGGAATACTCGATTGAGAAAGTGGCGCAGCGCGGCACCGGAGAAAAAGCCACATTCACCAATTACACCCGCCACGAAGGGCCGGTTGCGCTGCCCATCCAGTTTGAAGATTTCCTCATGCCGGCGACGACCGTCGAACTCTGCCGCGCTCCTATTCTTTTGCAGCGTGCCCGGCTGCAGCGGTTCGATCTTGAAGCCATGCGTGCCGATCCGACCTATGACAAAAAAGCGATTGACGAGATTCTGACGCATCCCACACGGCAAGGCCCATCGGCCAATCAGCGGGAAATTGAATCGACTTCTGGGGCCAAGACTGATTCCGATTCCATCAACGACGAATGGGATATTTATGAAGCTTGGTTCCCGTACCAAATCGGGAAAGAAAAGTTCCGCATCATCTCCACCATGTGCGCCGACGATTCAGGAACCAATGCCCGGTTCCTCAAGTCGGTATTCAACTGGCTGCCAGACAATTCCGACCCATATATCGGAGCACGTCTCGGCTCGGATGGCGAACGCGCTTATGGTTTCGGGTTTTGTGAGATGCTTGCCGATGTTCAGGAAGAAGTGTCTGCTATTCACAATCGCAGAGGGGACGCCTCGACCGCCGCGAATACCAACATCTTCCGCGTAGATTCCGGCTCTCAGATCGACAGCCAATTCAGCGTCTATCCCAATGCCATCTTCAGTGGAGTGAAAGACAGCTTTGAAGTGATTGCCCTGGGCCGAACAGCAAGCGAGACCATAAAAGACGAGCAGATGGCGCTGCAGGAAGCCACTGACCGGGCAGGAATCGGGCCTTCGGCTTCGGGACAGGGAGCAGGTACGGTCAACAAAAAGGGTGCCTATTCCGCGATGGGAACCTTTGCGGTCATGCAGGAAGGAAACACCCGTGCAAATCTCAACGTCACCGAGTTCCGGCAGAGTCACTATTCATTTGGACGGCTCGCATTACTCTATTTCGCGCATTTCGGAGTGCCTGATCGTGACCGAGGTGCGCTTGGCAAGCAAGGAGAATATCTTTCTTCCGCCCTTGAAAACGTCCGTTCAGGAAGGATTGTTCTGCCGATTCGGGCGGCGACTGGATCGGTTAACAAGGAGATTGAGAAACAGAACTTGATGCTACTGCTCAACAACACCCGCGCCCACTGGCAGATGGTAAACCAGTTGTTGCAAGGAGCGGCCAACCCGATGGCTCCGCCTGAGATGCAAGATTACATGATTCAAGTAATCCTAGCGTCTAACCTGCTGATGAGAAAGATTTGCCGAGACTTCGGCGTTAGCGATCCGAGCGCGGTACTTCCCGAGCCTTTGGGCCTGCATGAGAAAGCGCAGATGCTGCGTCAGGGAGTTGACCAGCAGAAGCAGTTGGCAATGGGGCAACCGCAAGTCATGGGAGGTCCGCAGGAAGGCCAGAACCCGAGAAGCGTATTGCCGCAACCGCAGGCTCCGGGCGCTCCCGGAGCAGGAACAGATCAAAACCTGATAACCCAATGAAAAAAGAAGCCGAAATCACCGTCATCGACACTATCAATGAACTGAAAGCGAAGGCATGGAACGAGTCCATGGCCCCGCGTATCCCTTCCCTGATCTCCTACTTCGCCGGAGATGAGTGGCAGAAAGGCATTGGGCCGTGGCTGATGCACTCCCACGATGCCCTGATGTCCAAACTCATTACCGGATGCAAGACGCGGGATGATGACCAGTTTGTGCGCGGCCAGCTTGCTATGCTGAAAGACATGATTGATCTTCCAGCCAAATGCAAGCACATTGACGATATGCGTAAGGAAGTACCGCCACAACGCGGAACGGCAGGATACTAGCGGCGGCTCTTGTCTGATACTTTCAGTTTGTACGTCAGGGCTTCAATCACCCACTGCTTCACGCTCTTGTCCTCCGACACAGCCTGCAGCTTGACTTCGCGCTTCAGATTGGCGGGGAAATTGGGAATTTCGAGTTTGGCTAAAATCTCCGAAGTCATGGACGGAATTATCTGATAGTTCATACATTACTTGCAACTCCTTTTCCTTCGGACATATTTTGTGTCCGATATGGCTTTTGGCAACGTCGAGCCAGAGAAGATCATCGGCATGAAGCCGGAGGAGCTGAAAGCCCGGCTCGATGCGGCTGTCACCAAGACCGATTTAGACGATCTTGCCAAGAAACAAAACGAAGTTCTGACTTCTTCCCTCGCTGAACTCCGCGAGTCTCTTCAAAAACTAACGACTGCGCCGGATTCGCCTGAGCCAGTCAGAGAGCCGCCCGACCCAACAACTGAAGTCCTGACCGATCCCACGAAGTTTGTCCGTGAGCAGACCAAGGGACTCGCGGACGCTCAGATTGAAACCAAGGCTCAGGTGCAGGAAATCAGGGCACGGCAGAATCCCAAGTTTTCCCAGATTTTCCAGCAGTACGGCGATGAGTTGATGAAGGAAGCCATGAAGTGCCCTCCGCAGACTAGGGCGCAGGATAACTTCTGGGAATTTATGACTCGCTCGTTTCTCGGAGACAAGTTCCTGAAGGGAGAAATCAAGGAATCCAGTTACCCCTCGCTCATTGGGACATCCACTGCCATAACCGGAAGTTCAGGCGGCCCGGACGATCCCAACCGAGGATTCGATCCGGCAGTAGTCGAACACCTGAAAAAGCGCGGTATCCCACTAGATCAGGCTGCCCACATCCGAGACATCCAGAGGACCGGAGAGCCGATTACTCTGGAAAACTACAAGGCGGCTGGCAATGCCTGAGTCGAAAAAAGAGACGGTGGATGTAAACCAGTTTCTCAAATCTGCGACCGATTCGATTTCTGCATCTTCTTCGGCTCCTCCGCCAGTGACCGCAACGCCTGAAGCTCCCGCACTTGATGCCCAGTTCCGTGATTCGAAAACCGGACGCTGGCTCTACAAGTACGAGGTCAATGGGGAGACGATTGTTCTTCCTAAGCCCATTGACCAGATGTCAGAGCAGGACTTCTACGATCTGCCGATTACGCTTTACGAATCGCATCCGGGACGGATTCCGCAGAACCTGACTGTCACCTTCAAAGACCCTCACTGGGCAGGGTACTGGTTCAACAAGAGCGCAAAGCAGGCAATGCGGGTCGCAACCGGAAGGGCGTTAGGTTTCATTCCGGCCAAGAAAGAGGATTTGGAGTGGTACTGCCTGGAATTGTCCGATGCCGATGGCGCGGTGGAGCAGCACGACATCGTGCTGATGAAAATCCATAAAGCGAAACTCTACCTGAAATACAAGGAAGCCATTGACTTGGCCAAGATCAAAGGTGGCATTGCCGGCTACAAGCAGCAGGCAGAATCGTTCGCGCAGCAGGCTGGAGTAGACATCCAGAACGCTCCCTATTACCACACCAAGCAGGCAGAGCAGGAATTTCAAGGTCTCGGGCCAGTGAAAAACTACCCGACCGTAGGTTAGGAGAAACTTAGATGGCGGCCAATCTTTCGACTCACCTTCCAATCATCCCTGTGGGAACCGTGTCAGGTAACCAGGAACAGATGTTCAACTACCGTCAGGGCGCAAGCGTTACTGCTCCGGTTGGGGTTCCTTTGGTGATTTCTTCGGGCGCTGTGGTGGCTGCCACGTCGTCTCTTTCAACCTCCAACTTGACGGTGGGAATCTCTGCCATCGCTGGTCAGAACTTGGCGTCTGCTGGCTTGGGTGCATCGCCGCTATGGGCTTCGATTGCCTTCCCTGGCGGCGCTCCGACATTCGGCTCGGTTCCAAATCAGTCCTCGGCGGTCAACCTGCCACATGGCGTTCCTTACGTGGACGGTCTCATGCCAGTGTATCTGGCAGTGGATGACACCATCTTCGAGGCCCAAATCGACAATTCCACTGGAGCATCGTTTGCGGCATCCACCTCTGATCTGGGAAAGTTCGCCACGCTGGTTGCCGATGGCGCGAATAGTTCCTGGTATGTTGACCGGAACACCATCAACGCTGCCATGGGCACGTTGGCAATCGTTCTGGTTTCTCTGAATCCGCAAGACTTGGTAGCAGGCTCGACCACTACCCAGGTCAACAACGGGCGCATTCGTTTCAAGTTCTTGCCGCAGGTATCGCAGGCAGTCGGACAGTAAGTTGGTGAAAAGAGGGATGTTATGACAATGGTTCGGCTCCAATTTTTCCAGGCGCTCTCAGTTGACGTAGCGCACAACTTCGTTGAGTTCCTTGACCTCCGGCAGCGGCAGGTACAGTTCCGCTCTATCTTCAACGTCTATCCTTCCAAGAAGGCGTATGAGGATGCGGTGCATTATGCCGGGTTTGGCCCTGCACAGCCCAAGAATGAAGGCGAGTCAATCGTCTATGACAACCTCATTCAAGGCGGCACGAGGCGCTATGTCCATCAGACTTACGGGCTGGGCGTCCGCATGTCGTATGAACTGATGCAGGATGACCAGACGGGCATCATGGAGCAGTCACCGAAAGGCTTGGTGCAGGCCCACATCTTCGCCCAGGAGATGACCGGCTCGAACGTCTTTAACCTCGGCTTCTCCTCGACTGGAACGCTGGTGGACGATGGCGTGTCCCTGTTCAACAACCAGCACCCTCTGCTTGGCGGGCTGGGCGCTACCAACGTAGCGCCAGGGATTGGTACGTTCTCGACCGCATCGGGCACCTATCCCAATCGGCCGCAGACTGATGCCGATCTGTCATTCACCGCGCTGCAATACGCCACGATGACATTCCAGCGCATGCCGAATGCCAGAGGCCTGGTGGTCGCTGTCCGGCCCAAACATCTCCGCATCCCGCCTGAGCTGGAGTTCATTGCCATTGAAATCCTTGGCTCCGCCGGCAAGCCGTACACATCAGACAATGAAGTCAATGCACTGCTGGCTACCGGACTGAGCTACGAAGTGAACAACTATTTCACTTCCGCCTCAGCGTGGTTCCTCACCGGGAACAAGGACGAGCATCGGCTGATGTTCTACGAGCGCCAGCCGATCTATGAGGACTACGACCGTGACTTCGACCAGCAGGCACTGAAGTTCCTGACCGTTGCCCGGTACTCTGCTGGTGCCGATACATGGATCAACACGTTTGGCAGCCTTGGGCCATAACCATGTGGGGAGCAAAGAAAATATCGTCCGGGGCGTGGCATACCTGCATGCGTTCAGGGATTCGTTTTAACTTGGACGAAATGATCTGGGAGCAAGGCAGGCTGGTAGGCCCGGACTTCTCGGATGTGCTGGCCGGAGGGCAGTTTGGGTTGCTCGGATCGCGGGAGGCTGATATTGCAAGGATTCTGAAAAACGATACCTCAGACCTGCAACCGCACCCGAAACTGTCACAGCCGGATCAGCCAGACCAGGATGTGTACTTCGACTAATGAGACAGAGAATCCAACCCGGAGCCTTGCTTTCACGCGGTGACCCGTTGTGCTATCTGAACACCAATGAACAGTTCGACTCAAGCACTGGGCATGAAGTGTTCAACACGGATGCCGGGACGTGGTTCGAGACTCGCAGGGAGAAGATTCTGTACTCGCACTGCGAGAACCTGAATCCCAAGGTTCCGCAGAACGATGACCCGGAAGTGAATAAAGAGTTGATTCGCTCCGACAAAGGGCCAGAACATGGTGGCCCGATGACGAGCGACAGGAAGTTGTAAGACCTCAACGAACCCATGTGGGGGAGAGCTGATATGTCGGCCCCCTGGGAGGAGACAATATGCCACGCACACAAAGCCGTCTGGACATGGATACCCCCTGTCAGGACGGCCACATTTTTGTCCCGGTATATCCGACCAACGTAGCCGTTCTGGGAACTTCGGGTGTGGTTACTTACCCTCTTGGCGGTTCCGGTCTGGTCACATTCCACTTGGCGTCGGCCACGACTGTCAGCAAACTGCTTATCCCGTTGAGCGCTACACTCGCCCGATACGGCGTAGCGGACGACCTTCAGGAACAGTTTGGCGCTGGTGCAGGCTTCCTTGGGGCTGGTGGGCAGGCGGTAGGTTCTCCCTACACTTACGGAACATCCACCATCAATGCCGGAACCGCAGTTTCGATTGCGGTCCAGTCAAGCGTCGGCTTTACCGCCGGCAACTATGTGGTGATTGATACCGTGGCTTCGGGTGTGCAGGAAACCCAGTTGATTATCTCGATTCCTGACGGCACGCATATCCAGGTTGCTACCGTCAAAAGTACCCACACGGCCACTTTCCCGGTTGCCATGGGAGCCTTTACGACTCCGGCAGGGGTTACCGGCAGGCCGCCGTTCACAGGCGCAACCCAGTTGACCCCTGTATCGTCCGCCCGCCCCAAAGGAATTGCATTCAAGGCCATCTACCCGGTTTACACTTTGACCACGGCAGCGCAGACTTCGCAGGCAATTTCTCTGACCAAGACTACCTTTGCCAACAACACAGCTCCGGTGGTTGCCAACATCATTACCGCAGGCCAGAACGGTTTGGCGAATGCAACCCAGGCGCAGCCTTACCTGACGTGCATTCCGGTGCCTGTGGCGAACCAGGGATTTCAGACTACACGCTTTACCGAGTTCCTGATTGAGTGGGACCTGACGCCTTCCGGTGGAACTGCCGTGGTGGATATTTACGGAATTTTCATCGACTTGGCGTACAACTTCAACTAATGGCGCAGCGTGGCAAACCTTCGATTGCTCACGAATACGATGAGCGTGGTGCGTGCATCCACTGCGGGATGTACAAGGTCAACGTGGAACGCATGAGCCATGTGTGCAAGCAGTGGCGGGAGTTGACTGTAGACATGCGGGAAGCCAGCAAGCAGAACGTGACGCTTGAAGAGTACCGGAGACCACAAAATGGCAAATGACCTCAGTGCCAACCCCTGGCGCATTGATACTGCCGGTGCGTCTGTGATCTACAGTTTCCCGGTACGCATCAAGAACATCAACTGGTCGAACTATACCCTTGGCGGGTCTCAGACTTGTAACGTGCAGGACTCGAACGGGAAAGACATTCTGCTGGCTGTGACCGGGACTGGTACACAGATGCAGCAAATCAACACAGGTGATTTGGGATGGGTACGGGGAATCAAAGTGCCCACTTTAGGAAGCGGAGAACTGACGATTGCCATTGGTGCCGGGAAATGACATGCGTAGACTTATTCTCTCGCTTCTCGCCGCGCTCGCGCTAACAGTAACCTGCCTCGGACAAACCTCCAACGTAGTTGCGACCATCACAGACAGTGATGGTCAAACTTGGAACAATGGTACTTGGAACATATCCTTCGTTCCGACTTTTGGTAATCCCGGTCCTTATACTTGGAATGGAGGGCAGTCCTTTCAGCAATACTTTTCTGGCACGATGAACTCAGGCGGTACGATCATCGTATCGCTGCCTTCGTCCAATTTCATTGCTCCAGCTGGAAGTCAATGGGCATTCGTCTACTGCCCAAATGCTTCCGCCGCGTGCCGTACTACGACCCTGCCTGTGACCGGGGCCAGCCCGAATCTTTCCAGCCAGCTTTCGTCTGGTTTGGCAGGGCCGAGATTTGCCGCTGGGCCTTACGCTTTTGGCTATCTGGATATTGAAGTGGGAACCCCTGCATTCCCCAACACTCCGGGAGCGTTCTACTGGAATGTGACGAACTCCATTACCCGGCAATGGACAGGTGTATCGTGGCAAAACTGGGTAGGATCGGGCGGAGGCGGCGGGAGTCCACCCTTCAATACCATCACCAGCGGCTTCAATACCTCTGCTTCAATGGGCGTAGGAACTGGAGCTTCGCTGGTTCCTTCAGGAACAGGGCAGATTGCCTCGACTTCGGAATATCTCCTGAACTCGGCACAGACCGCCCCCAGCGGCATCGTCAACACATCGTTCTGCCCGGCGAATACGGTCCCCTTTTCGTGGCAGCAGATGTCCAATGGTTCATGGAGCACCTTGGCAACCATTGATACCAACTGGGGTACATCTCCGTTGCCAGTGCCGTATGGCGTTCTGGAGTTCTGCCGAAACGTCTTTGTCAATGACAACCAACGGCAAGTGGGAATTATTCGCAACGCCTTGTTCTCTGTAGGGCATCGTCCGGGAGCAACCACCGGAACCGGGTCGGGAGTGCAGGACAACGCAATCGGGTTTTTCTCGGCATGGAACTCCTCGACTCCTGCGATTCTTGAAGGTCAGGTCGGGATTTATGGAGAAACGCACGTTGACAACCCTAACTACATTTGCCAAGTAGCCGCTGCCGAGGTCTGCGCTGCAGGCATTCGTAGCGACATGGTCTTGGATGCTGCCGGATCAGTATCGGGTAGCGGTCAAGGCATGATCGCAGTCAGCGGGCTTAGTGCTCTGAACAACAATGTCGCTTCCCCGCTTGGTTCGGCAAATTTGATTGGAGTCCATGGTTTTGCACAAAACACTAACAACGTGCAAAATCTGGGAGGCTTGTTCTTCATTGGAGTTGTGGGCGGAGTCAGCGCCAACGGGGGAGAATCCAGCGCTTCTGGTGTGGATTTCGAGGCTCTTTCGCCAGTCACGCATGGTTTCCCGACTCAGAACATTGCATATTGGATTCCGGCAGGTTCAACTTGGACGGTAGCAAAAGATTGGGCATTTCGCTCTGACCAGGCTGGCCTTAATTCAGAAACGGCAGGATATTGGTTATTCAATGGAGCGACTAGCGGCCAGGCAGGAATTGGGGCTGCGGCGATAGCTGGTACGCCTTCTGTTTTGCTTCTCCCTACTGTCGATCCAACTTCCGGGCAGTTTCTTACATTTTCATCTGTGGCTGGCGGTAAGGCCCAGCTTTCTTGGGGAACGCCATCTGGCAGCGGAACTCTGACTGGCATCACCTTCAATGCTCCTACCGGATTCCAGGTTTCAGGATCGCCTTGCGCCAGCGGGAATTGCACCATAGGTCTATCCATGCCAGCATCATGGACGAGCGGAGATTTGCTGGTTGGAAATGGAGCGAACAGCGTTGCAAGACTCGGAGTTATCAACAACTCATTCATGTTCTCAAGTTCGAGCCTCCCTTCATGGCAGGCTACTCTTTCGACTGCTGGCGATATTGCTTATTTCAACGGGTCATCCCTGATTCGCTTAGCTGGTAACAGTGGGGCAGCGGCCTGCTTGACGGAGACCGGTGGGACCCCGAATTGGGGAACGTGCGGTTCGGGAGCGGCGATCACAGTTAATGGAGGGTCGGTATTGACCAGTCCGGTTAACTTCCAGAATGGTTCGACGGTCAATGGCGTTTCTATTAACGCTTCCAATCCATCTGGGTCAAACGTCCAGTTTCAAATCAGTGGAGCTTTGACCAATGCCGGACTGCAGAACTCATCTATTACCGTAAACACGATAAGTCCATTAGCTGGCGGCAATACCGTTGCTCTCGGGAACTCGCTCACGTTGGCGATTACCGGCGTCAACGGTCAGGTACTGGGCGGCGCTGGGCCTGCCTTTACCGCAGCACCCGTACTTGGCATCAATGGAACAGGCGGCGTAACTGGCAGTCTTGGGTTGGCAAACGGCACAACCAATGGACAGACGGTAACGCTTCAGAATTTGGCAGCCATCTCAGCCTACAATTTCAATTTTCCGGCGACGGTAGGAACGGCGGGATTTGTTCTGACCTCTCAGGCTGGCGGGACGAATCCGACGACATGGACTTCCCCTACCATCACGGTCAGTGGTACGGCCTGTACGTTGGGCGGGTCATGCTCTCCATCGTTGACCACGGCGCTCTCGGGATTGACGCAGGCGATTCTTGCCAACTCGATTTCCAATGCCGCGTTTAGCCAGTTGTGGCAATGGGATTTGACTTCCAATCAGATTGCTTTGCAGGTTCAGGAAGCTCCCGGCCCTTCGACTGGCGGCACGGCCCTGCAACAGACCTTGTTCCAAGTCAATACCATTTCTGGTTCGACAGCAGTTCCAGTGACGATTTCAAACTCCTTGACCGGATCGCAAACTCTGCCAGCACTCTACCTTAACCCTACATGGAACACGAGTGGGCAGGTGGATGCCGGAATCCTGATGAATGTGACCAACACCAGCTCCGGTAATGCTTCCAAACTGATTGATCTACAGGTAGGGGGAACATCCCAGTTCAGCGTCGATAAAAGCGGGAATATGACCGCAGCCAATTCGTTCTCAACCACAGGGACGGGAGGAGGAATCAACGCCCAGGAAGGGGACTGTTCCCTGCTGGTTCCAGCAGTCAACTATGACCTGCTCTGCCCAAACTCAACCTTGCACGGCTGGCGGATGAATAACAACAATGGCGGCTATGTTCCTGTCGTGGGCGGTCCTGCCAGTTCCACCAGTGGCGATGTCCCGTACCTCTCCAATTCAGTTGGTAATGCTCTAGCTGATGCGGGATATAGCTATACAGCAGTAGTTCTGAATAACAACACCAACACCGGCACGTCCGCAATGACGCTGAATATGTCGGCCTCATCCTCGTCAAGCTCTCTGCGTGTCCCGAACATTGCCGGAGCCTCGACTGGAACCAATGGCACCGTCGCCTATGACACGACCAACAACAACTGGCACATAGGCAGCAATGGTGTAGACAACATCAATGTGGTTGTGCCATCGAGCGTTTCCATCACCAACAATGATTGCGTGAAATGGACCAAAGTTGGCGGGGTTATCACACTGAACGATTTTGGCGGGGTGTGCGGAGGTGGCGGTTCTCCCGCGCTCTCGGCAATCACTGCCGCAGCTGGCTCCAATACTATAGCCAACGGAAACAATCCGCAGATATGGAACTGGGCGCAAACCACAAACTCGCAGTCGGCATTTACTTTCGGTGAGACTACGGCAGCCACAGGAACCGGCGACATTGAATTGAACGTGCAGACCTTGGCAAGTTCTACGGCTGTTCCGTTGCAGGTAACGGCTGGCGGAACAGCGAACGGTGTGCAGGTATCGACTACCGGATTGCTGCAGGCCATCGGAACTGGCGGAATCAATGCGACTCTGGTGAACTCGAACACCTATCCGGCCAGCGGTGCCCTGACTTCTGGGGGCGTACTTTGCGCGACTTCCACTACCACGGTGACGACTTCTGCGCTGTTGGGAGGTTCGATCATCACTGGTGGAGGCGTTGGAAATTGCCCTACAGCGTCTAACGTGCTCATTTCTTCCGGGCCAGTCATTCGCACCAATACCAATGCCGGAACCGTGACCTACACAGGAGGCAATGGCAACGTCTCAGCTAACTCTGCGCTCGGCGGAGCCATCGTACAAGGCCCAAGCCAGACAGGAGCTGGCGGTTCGAGTTCTGCCGGCGGAGTGGCGGGACTATTCGGCGGAGATAATGCCGCTACCAATACCGGCTCGATTGCGGGTTCGGTAGGCGTCTATGCCGGATTGAGTACAGGCGCTTCCAATACCGGGCATCAGGGCTTGGTGGAAGTAGCGGGAGGGTTCGCCAAGGGAACGACGGTAACCCAGTGGAACCTGCAATGCTCCCAGTCCACGGCGGAGAACACCCAGGATTGCGGGGCCAGTCCGTTGAATATCATTGGAGTGGCAGAGAATGTCGGGACGGTCGGAGTGCAGGTAGTCTATAGCGGCGACGTGCCAATCAACGCATCTGCCGCCGTAACTGCTGGGGATTCGGTCTGCGCGGGGACTACGGCAGGTAAGGTCACCGACTCGGGCGGGACCGGATCGTGTACGACTGGCGACTTGGTGGGATGGGTTACCCATACGTCAGGGACATATACCCTCCCTGACAGCACTACGGTGACTGCAACCACAACCCTACCTATCATCCGGTTTGCCTATGCAGGCCATGTGAACGTGAGCGGTTCGGTGACCTCGATTTCTGGCGATGGCACGCTCATCAGCAACAGCGGTTCCTCTGGTGCAGTGACCTTGACCCTAGCAAATGCTGGCGCTCATAAATGGTGGGGAAACAATACCGGAAGCTCGGCACCCCCAGGGTATCAGTCAATCGGCACTGCCGATCTGCCAACCATTCCGATTGCAGGTGGTGGAACCAATGCGACGAGTGCGGCAACGGGCCAAGTCCCTAACACGACCAGTTCTTCGGCATCTTCATGGACAGCGACTCCAACTCTGGGCGCATCCGGCACGCTCGGAAGCATTGCATTTGGCAACGCTACTTCGGGAACCGTTACCCTCAACACGGTCACAGGTGCTTTAGGCTCTGTTACTGCCAGTCTGCCGGCGAATACTGGCACCATTGCCGAAATAAACTTGGCGCAAACCTGGTCTGCCCTGCAAAGTCTTGGAGCCAACGCCGCTATCGGATCAACTGCCCATGGCGTTCTGGTCAGCGAGAATGCTTCTGCTGCGGTAGCAACTGCCGCAGGCACGGCAGGGCAAATCTTCAAGTCCGGCGGCGGAAGCGATCCGTCCTTCATAGACTTCCCAGAACGATATTTCGTTCCTTCGGCCAATTGCAACAACACAACTGCTGGGGCGGGATGGTCGATTGGATCAGGCGGGACGGTGACCTGTAGAGCTGGAACCAACAACCTTGGCGGGTATATTTCCATCACGGATACATCCTCCACGTTCGCCACGTTCCAGGTGACGATCCCGAACGATTGGGACTCAGGAACGAATCCCTATATCCGTTTCTATCTGGCATCCACGGATGCAACTAACGGCCATACCGTCATTCCAAGCATCCAAGTTGCCTGCTACAAGGGCGACGGAACGACCACGGATGATGTCGCAGCCAATGCAGCGCACTCCTCATCCACGGTCACGCTGAACGGCAATGCCAACCGATTCTGGTCAAGTTCTAATGTACAGATGAATTCGACTGACATGACGGGATGTGTCGCGGGAGCTTTGATGCAGGTCACGGTTGGGAGGGCAACCGATACAGCGACCAATGCGGAATTTTATGGAGCTGATATTACTTTCCCCAGACTGCTGAGCGTGGCCGCACAATGAGGCTGATTCGCTTATTTCTGGTGCTGAGTTCGAGTCTAGCGTGGGCTGCGTCCATGCAGTACGTCCCGACATTGCATACGTCGTCCGGGGGCACGTGGTCGGTTGTCCAACTCAAATATTTTGATACCTCATCGGCAGGAACTGGAGGCAGTTCTTGTACTGTCGGAGGGTCTACCTGCACTGTCAATGTCACCGCAGTCGGTGCCAATCATGTGTTGGTTTGCGGTGTGTGGTACGCCAATGGTGCTGCGAGGACTCTAAACGGCTGCGGCGGCGGGGAAACGTGGATAGTGTGCCCATCTCCTACCTGCGCCACTTTCGATAGCACTCCGCAGATCGGCGTGGATGCCCGCTATACCCTAACAGCCGTAGGCGGAGAGACAACCCTGACGTGCACTATCAATGCGTCGGCTAGTGCGGGGTTGGCGTGTATCGTGATGGAACTTGCTTATTCGGGGCCATCTACCAGCATAGATGTTGTCAACAATTTGGATATTACGACTGGGTGCACTAGCTGCACGGGAGTGGCGTTGACGCTGACCGGGACGAAGGATGCAATTGTGACGATGGGTGCTCCGGCCAATAACTTTACGGCGATTTCGTCTCCCTATTCCACCAACGCCCAATTCTACGGTGGATCAGTCGAGGCAGCTTCCATCAATACCAGCAGTGGAACGGCACCGACGATCACGCAAGATTCTTCGGGTAGGGCAGTCTTGTTTGCGGTGGCGGTCAAAGGAAACTGATGCGATACCTTTTGTGGATGTGTTTAGCGGCTCAGGCGTTCGGGGCCTGCACGGGAAGCTCTCCAAATCTTGTCGCTGCAACCTGTTCCCAATCAGACATTCAGGCTTGCGTAACAGCGGCGGCAGCGAGCGGCGATACTATCACAATTCTTTCTGGTGGGTCGGTCACGTATGGTGCAACGCCTATTACCATCTCAGGGAAATCTCTGACCTTGAATCTGGCAGGCTGTACTATGACCAGTGCGGCAGCGCCGAATCAGAACATGATTTCGGTTTCTACCAATAGCACAGCATCCACGCGAATCACGAACGCCACACTGATTACCACGGGCGTGGTAAACGACAGCGAGGAGCCGATCATTTTCAACACCAACCCTGGCGACAAACCTTTTCGCTTTGACCACTCTAATCTCTCGATGAACGACAGTGGTACGCTTCTCGACACCAAAGGAAACGGGCCGGGGTTGATCGACCACAATACATTTACAGGTGGCGGGGCTGCCGAGATGATCCACAACTTCGCCCTTGGCCCTAGCAGCACAGCGGGCTGGTCAGATGACATTGTTCCGGGGAGCTACAATGCTGTCTACATCGAAAACAACACATTCAACAACACGAGCACCTCAGTGCTGGCGAAGGCAATCGAGAACTATTACGGTGCCCGGACAGTCTTTCGCAACAATACGTTGAATTTCAGTTCACTCGACGCCCACGGCAATTCTGGGAATTCAGCTACGCCGAGTACGCGATGGGTAGAAATTTACAACAACACGTCGAACACGAATGGGCACAGCCAGTGTTGCTTTTTTACCATACGCGGTGGTTCGGGAGTGATGTTCGGAAACGTCGAAAATGGAGCGAATGGTGGGGCTGGGTCGATTCAATTCCAAGAGGATATTGGAGATAACTTTGGTGGAACTTGCTCTCCTCCAGACCCCTATCCCTACCACGTAGGCAGCGGCATTACCAGCGGGCCGTTCGGGGCTTCTACTCCATTTCAACTGTGGGCGGTAGATGCCAACATGCACCCTGGAGGAGATGGATGTATCCGCTCAGGGGTGGAATTTATAGTCAACACCAACCAGCCTAGCACCATGCCACGTTGTGAATCAGCCGCAGATGTCACGGCAGGATGCTCTGTAAATTATAGTTATACCCCGTTCACCTACCCCTATCCATTGACTGCGGCAGGGCTGCCAAATCCTAATCCGGCTCCTCCTAGACCACAACAGAATGGGCCGAACATTCTTGGCCCGGTACAGTTCTTCGGAGGAACCAGCATCATCGCGGCAGGCGGTACTAGCAATACATTCTTGTCGGAAAATCTTTACTGTGCACCTGGGGACATACCTTTATTCGGCGCTACGGATGGCCCTGCGACCCTTCCCCAAGCCTGTATCTACACTGCGATGTCTGGCTCGCCCAGTCCCGGCTCGCCCATTACCGCTTCCACGGCTTCCGCGCTGACTTCCGCTCTATCCTCGGTGACCTGCGGACAGACCATCATCATTCCGGCAACTTCTACCATCACTGGGACATTCACTCTCCCAGCTTTGGGCTGCGACATCAGCCATTGGATCACCATCCGCACCGACCAGATCAACAACGCCAACTTCCCGGCAGAAGCAGTTCGGGCCACACCTTGCTCTATCGGAAATGCGACCACGGCTTCCTATCCGGCTTATTCCTGTCCGTCTCCGGCAGTGTTAATGCCCACCATCCAGACTTCCACCGCCAACACTCCGGTTTTCACCGGCGCGGCTGGATGCAACTTTTACCGACTGATTGGGCTGAACATCACCAGCACGACGGGCGCGGGAATCAACGCCAAATTGTTCAGCTTCTCTAATGGCTGCGATCACGTCATCATCGACCGCAGCTTGTTGCACGCGCCGCCGGTAAATTGCTCGCAAACAGCCGGGGTCTATACCTGCGATACCACGACCTTCGCGCAAGGAGCCATCGGCTGGGCTAATTCCACCTACATGGCCGTGGTTTCTTCGTGGCTTTACGACACTTACTGCATCTCGGTATGCGTCGATTCTCAAGGCATTGGCGGGGGGACGAATGCGGGCGTCGGAACCGGCGGAGGAGGCCCCTACAAGGCATTCAACAACCTGATTGCTTCCTCGGGAGAGACTTGGCTGTTTGGCGGTTCGGGGGCTACCGCCACGCCGTGCGATTTCGAGTTTCGCCGCAATCACTCGTTTAAACCGCTTTCCTGGATGCTGGCAAACAACGGCTCCGGCACTCATCCCATCATCAAAAACTTGGGCGAGATGAAAAATGGCTGCCGCATCCTTTACGAAGGCAACATGTTCGAGAACAACTGGGCGGGATTCCAGACTGACCAGACCGGGTTCACCATCCTCATGACCCCGAAGAATCAAGGGAACTCGATTCACGTTACGGGTTCCTTTGCCGGCGGAGTCTACACGGCCAGCTCGGGAACACCGTTTACCTCGGACATGGCCGGTTACAATTTAGGGATTGACGATGCCAGCCGCAGCGACAACGGAGTTTCCTACCCGATTGTGAGCGTTGACCCAAGCGATACCTTTGTGACCGTCTCTGGCAGCCCTCCCAATGGGGCAGTGAACTTTGCCGTAGCCTGCCATCCCGGACTCTGCCCTACCTGCCATGACGACGACATCACCATCCGATACAACGAAACCCGCAACACGCGCGGCGGAGCCACCATCGCCACGGCCCGCACCACCTACTGCCACGACGAGTCGAATGGGATGAACAATGTCTCCGTGCACGACAATCTGTTTCAGGGTATGGACAACCGTTTCGACAATGGCGGCGGCACGCCAGGGTCGGCTTCCGACTGCTTCTATGTAGAGAACGGGCAATACGTCTACATCATGAGCGCGTGGACAGTAAACCACAACACCTGCATTCACACTTCTGCGGGAGCCAACAGCCTTTCTAGCATGCAAGTGCTTGACCTGACCAACAATCCCCCGACCATTACGCCCGGCGCTTACTTTGCCAACATGATCTATACCAACAATATTGACTGGGCAGCATGGATGGCGACTTATAAATCGGGCACACTCTTTCCGGGCGGGGCGCTGGCGGGACTGAATCAGGAAGGCTGCCCGAACCATGACGGATTGAACTGCACATGGGTGCAGGCAAAGAACATTTTTGGCATCGGGCAGTACACGAACCAGGTCGTGAATAAGCCTTATGCCGCGACCAACGCCGATCCTGGAGACACGCCTGCCGGGGGTGGCTGCGGCACGGCACAGGCAACTTGCTTCCCGAATGGGGCGGCATTCAATTCGCTGTTTGTGAACTGGAACAATGGCTATCTGGGCGATTATCACCTAGCACCTGGCAGCCCATACAAATTGCAGGGGACGGATGGCTTGGACATCGGCGCAAATATCTCGCTTGAGCAGGCAGCTACAGCTGGCGTGGCGCAGTCGGTGACCTATACGCCGATCTCCATTACCACCACCACGCTACCGAATGGAACCAACGGGACGGCCTATTCCCAAACTTTGCTGGCATCGGGCGGGGCATCGGACTTCCAGAACTGGTTTGTGCAGACCGGGACGCTGCCCGCGGGACTGGCGCTTAGCCGTTATGGTCTGCTGAGCGGAACGCCGACAGCTTCTGGAACGTCCTCGTTCACGGTCATTGTTTATGACGGAGCAAGGCAGACGAGTACACAGAATTTATCACTAACCATTAACTAGGAGATGGATGATGAAAACCATGTGGGTGATTATGGCTTTAGTTCTAGCATTCTTCGTGGGCGTGAATGCTCAGACTACTTATATAAACGGCTCGACAGCCAACATCACGTTCTCGCAGGCGGTAACGCCTGTATCCTGTGCATGGCCTAGCGGCGTGACTACAGGCGCAAGTCTCTGTATGACTCCCAGCGGACTCTATTACGCGGTCAATGGCGGAGCTTTCAGTGCCGTGCAGACGGGGGTGGCATCAGTATCGTTCAGCCAAGTTGCGGGGACGCTGGCAGCCACGCAGTTGCCAGCTACCTTTACGTGCAATGCGACCGCCACAGTTGCCTCGAATGGGGCAACGACTTCTCTTTCAGGATGCCACTGATTGCCCGCCAAAGGCGAGTTCGAGGTTATCTACGGGAATCCGTGGGCAGGTGTTGACTACTCTAAGCCTGCCAACCTGCTTGATCCGAACTCGCTTGCTCCGGGCACAATGAACACATCGCAGGTCAATGGCTATCTGACTTCTGCGCCGTGGCTGGCAAATCATCCCTTCGCGTATGTCTTTCAGGCTGGCGAGTACCCGATTGGGTTTTTCCCCTACACCTATCAAGCGACATCAGGCCAGAATGGAACCATTGCGGTCATTGTCACAAACCTTGGAGTTTATACGTCGGGGCAGTTGCCTACACAGGGGAATGTGACCTCAAAACCTATTACGATCAATTCCCTGTACGTCTGGCAGCCAACTGATCTCATCCCGCAGTACATGCTGCCCAACAACGCTGTGACGTTTGTTGAAATCAACAACCAAGTGTTTTTTACAGGTTTGATGCTGGCCGGAGTCTATTACATCTACTTCGGGCAGGTGGTTACGGGATTGACGCTTACCAATCCAGGAAGTGGGTATAGCCATGCCTCGGTAGGATTTACCTTGGGCGGAGGTTCTGGGGCTGCGGCCAGCGCGACCATAGGAACGTCGGGCGTTGTGTCCAGTGTTCTCCCGGTGCATTATGGATTTGGCTATACCCACGCGACGGTCAACTTTTCTGGAGGTGGAGGTTCAGGAGCAGCAGCCACTCCGCAGTTTGCTCCAGACGGAATCCCTGACCAAACCACGTTCAAGATTATTGGCTACCATGTGACTTCAGGAGGTTCAGGCTATACCTCTCCGCCTTCTGTGACCATTACGGGAGATGGATTTGCCGCCACAGCGCAAGCCTATATCAGCGCTTCTGGGGCTGTGGTTGGTCTAGTTCTGACTAATCCAGGGAATGGCTATACATCGGCTCCAACCGTGACCATTACGGGAGATGGGTCCAATGCCACAGCTACGGCCACCATTGGCCCCGGAATCCCGCCAGTCCCAGCTTTTGGTCAAGCTACCAGCTATGTCTCCGGGGCCTACATGATTGAGCTTGGCGGGAGGCTGGTCATCGGACAATGCCAGTTTCCGACCGGAGGAGGGACAGGTACGCAGGTGTCTCCGACGATAGCGTGGTCGGGAGTCGGGGCGTATGTGGGATCAGGTTCTACCGATCCGTGGAACCCTGCCAATTTCAATGCGCTTAGCGGCAATGTGGGAGGGTTTCAGCCTTTAGCGGACGTTCCTGACCAGATCACGGGATTGTGCGCCATTGGGCGTAGCGGAATCATTGGCAGAACCAACGGTATTTCCCAGATGGACCCTGGATTAAGCGGGACGGCTCCATTCACCTTTTACCATCTCTGGTCATCAATTCAGGGTGTGGGGGCGAGACCAAACACCATGGTCCAGTGGGGAATGCAGGTGTTGTTCCTGTCGAGCGACAACGTGTATTCGTTGTCCATCTCTGGCGGAATTCAGCCCATCGGCCAGAAGATCATGCCGAGAATCAACAACGATCAGAGGAATGCTGCCGGGTTCCCGACTCCTGCCAATGGTTCAACCAATGGCTATGTGGGCTACTGGCATTACGCTTCCCTGGTAAGCATTCAGGGGCAACTGCATTACCTGCTGACGTTTTCCTGCCCATTGCGAACGGGCAGTACGAACACTTCCCCGTTGTGTTTTGTGTACGATTTCAACGTCGCGGAGCAGTCATGGCACATCTGGGATTTGAGCCAGTATTACATTGCGACTACCCCAAATGCCCAGAGTGTGGCGCTATTCTCCTGCCCAATTCTCGCCATGCGCCCAGTGATTCAGGTGCTTCTGACCGGCGGCACGACGAACCTGATAAGCCCACTGATATTCCTGGTGGGGACGATTCCGCAGGGGAGCGCGACCAACCAGCCGGTGATGATGTTTGTTCCGCTGGATTATGGCCCTGATTCAGACCCGACCCAGACATTCTTTACTTCCAGCCTGTTTGTGCCTCAAGCCTTGCCTGCGACGACTATCAAGACTCGTGCAGAGATTGTATCGCTGGGCCACAGGGTCACAGGACGCAGGCTAAGAATCCAGTCTGACAACCCGAACCTCCCGAGCGGAGCATCCCCGCCTGCCTACCCGCAGCAGAAGGCCCAGATCGTCTTTGCCGGGACGCAGAACACTTCTTCGTCTCCCAATGTGAATATTCCGACGGCTCCGACGAACGGCGCGTTGCACATGCAGACTTGGTATGGAGACTCAACCTTGAGCGAGGAGATGGTGCAGGCAACAATTAATCCTGTCGTTGACCCGGCAGTTCCGTGGCAGAATATGCCCATGTTCAGGATTTCCACAATCTCATTGGTGGGAGTCGATACGAAAGGGACGCAGAACTGATGAGGATTACCCCGACCCAACAGCTTCCCATCGAGGATGCGTTTACAACGCGATTACGCGTCTTTAATCTGTTTGGAGGGGTGAATGGTGGTCTTGACCTCGGGAACTCAACTCAGACCAACCCAGCGCAATACACGGGCAATTTAAACGGGCAGTGGGCCAACGTGACGGCACCAGGGAGCGCCAACACGGAATTTGCCGTGCCGCATACTCTTGGGTTCGTGCCGAGCTTCTACTGGGTAATCGCTGACCGGGCGTGCAGGGTCTACCAATTACCCAATACCGGGACGGCATGGACGGCGGCCAATATCTACCTGAAATGCGATACAGCGAGTGCGGTGCTCAGGATATTCATGCTATGAGATACATCACGTTTTTCATCTTATTGTGTGGCGTGGCGTTAGGCCAAGAGTCTCGATACGATCCCACACCTGTATTGACCTACGCCACAATTGGCGGCTTGCCCAATATCGTACAGATCGTGCCGGGAGCGCAGATTCGCGTCTGCCAGTACACAGTTTCTCCGGCGATTCCATGTACTCCACAGATTCAGACTTTCACCGATTACACGGGCAGCACTCCCTGTGCTTTGAGTACCCAAGTCGTATTGGCTGGCACTAATACCTGTACCGCCACGGCTGATTCCTCGGGTAATTTCGGTTTCTGGGCACCCCCTGGGCCTCTGATCTACCAGATTTCAGGCTCCGGGGTACAGACCAAGACCTTTTTTGTCAATGGGATATGCGTTCCGGTGACTCTATCTAACTGCGGGGCCCAGACCGGAACTCCGAATACGTGGACTGCCACACAAACCTTCAGCCAGCCAATTGTGTCCACGGTTACAACTGGCACGGCACCGCTCGCCATCGCTTCTACTACAGTCATACCGAATCTGAATGCCTCCCTGCTTTTGGGTAATACTTGGGCCGCACCGGGCGCAATCGGCGGCACCACGGCGAGTACAGCGAATTTCACCCAAGCGACCTTAAATAGTGGGGCCTTGGCGACCCCTGAGTTCCCGTCAGTGCATGGCGTGAATACTGCTGGCAGCACAGGCACTTCGATTGTCAGGGCCTACATTCAGCCGTTGGGAAACACGGCGAACATCACTTCGACCACGCTTTATACTACGCCAGCATCGGCAACCGTATTGCCGGGTCCGTATCGGGTATCGTGTTATATCGTCGTGCAACAAGCGGCAGGCACTTCAAGCACGCTGCCATCCTGCGTCATCGGTTGGACGGACAATTATCCGCTTGGCACACCCACACTCTCAAATACGGTCACGACAACGAACAGCGGGAATACGGCGGGAACATATCAGCAGGGAACGATCATCATTCACTCAAACTCTTCGTCCAACATCACCTACAGCACCACGGGCTACGCCAGCAACCCGGCATCCACGATGACCTATGGCGTCATGATCGTATTGGAGCAACTTTAGATGCCTGTCCTGCCTCCATCAACGCCCTTCGTTCAGTCCATCGGATCGTCGTACACGATTGGCAACTGCGTACAGAATTTGCCATTCAAGTTCGGCAACCGGCAGAACTTCGGGTTCATGGTTCCCGGAACCGCCAATTACACCAATCAGAACCTCGCTGACAATTCCTTAGCCGTCATTGCAGTCATGGAGGCCATCAAGGAACTGACCGAGACCTACGAGTTCGAGGAGTTGAAGTATCAGACTCCAGTGCCGCCGGCGCAGACCTTGAACCTTTCGCAGTCGAACCCCATTGTGCCCATCGGAATCCTCTTGGGAAGCATCGCAGGAAACGCCAATTACCCACAGTACCAGAACCAGAACTTTGTCGATGTCACGGATATTTACACCTTCTGGATGTGGTTCTCCGGGGGAGTCAACCAAGCTGGCCGCACCCTGAAATATCGGCGCATCACGACCGTAGACAACGAAAGCTATGGCGTGACTTCGATGACGCAGGGAGCGGTCGGGGTTGCCCCGCCAGTGTATTACAGCCGGTTTGGGAACATTCTGCAGGTCGGCCCGGTTCCCGACCAGTCTTACAACTACTTTGTGAGGGTCAAACTACGGCACCCATTCCCGGTGGGAGGAACCGCAACATTCGTTCCCGCAGTGTTGACCCCTACAATTGCAGGCGGAGCAGTGACTGGCATAACCGTGGTACAAGGGGGAACTGGATACCCGGTGAGTGCCGGCAATGTTCCGCTTGTGTTTTCCCCGTCACCCTCGGGAGCAGTTGCCAGCGCGACGGCGAACACGAATACGTCTGGCATCATTACCAGCGTGAACCTGTCAAGCGGAGGGAACAATTACAGTTCTGCTCCTACCTGCAACACGGCAGCGATCCAGGCCCAGCAGGTGTTCGCTCCCGACTCCTGGCAGGAAATCTTTGAATATGCCGCCTGTTCTCGTCTAGCATTGTGGGAAGGCGCGAGTGAGTACATTGCGATGTTCGACAACGAGCTGGCAAAAAAGATCAAGGGGACTGGAGTGATGACGACGGCAGAGCGTATCGCGCAGATGCAGCGCGACGAGCGCCATAACGAAAGACAGATCAGTTTGCGGACAGCGGCATACACATACGCGAGGTAAGGCTATGGCAGCAACCCAAATGCAGCAAGCGCAGTTCCCGCAGATCAACCCGACCGGGACTGGCGGGACGGGGAATTACAACTGGGGGAATGCTGGCAATACCATGTCCTCGCCTGTTTCCTCGGGCGTGAATACGTTCCAGCCGATCCAGTCCCCCAGCCAGAACCCACAAGGTTCTTACGGAGGATTGTTTGGAGTTCCCGGAGGAGGGACGCAATACACCGGACAAGCAGCCAGTTTCGGAAACGAACTAGGGAAGATTTATGGAAAAGGCGTAGGCTCGCTGCTTTACCAGTTCTTCCAGACTGGTGGAGGATTCAATGCTCCTTTGACGGAGCAGGCAATCAATGCCGAGATTGCCGCCATGCAGCACCAGATCAATGCCGGGTACGGAAATTTGGAGACTCAGCTCGGGCAGCAGGGCTTGAGTCCCGGAGGATCGGCGGCGGCCCTCGCGCAAGGTGACTACTTCTCCAATGCGGTGACACAGGAGAATGCGATCACGGCGCAGGAGTTCTACAATATGTGGAATGCTTCAATGGATCGGGAAACGAGCATTCTTGGGGAACTGATGCCGCAGGCGGGGCATTACAAGGCCAATGCTCCAACGTTGCTCAGCAGTCTTGGTTCTATCGGAAGCATGGCAAGTTCTGCCGGGGGAGCTATTGGATCAGGACTGCAGGCGGCAGGTGTGGGAGCCGGCGGCGGAACCATGGGCGGAATTGTTGATTTTCTAGCAGCCCTGGCTATATAGGTGAGTCATGGCACAAGAACCGATCTCTGAACAAAGTGGGGTGCAGGGCGTGCCCAGTTCTACCGGAGCGCCTAACTGGACGGATGTTCTCAATGCCTACATCCAGAGCCAGAAGAACCTCACTGGAATGACCTCCATGCAGCCCAGCCTGCAGCACCAGTCAGTACAGCAACCACGTCCGTATCAGCAACAGCCATTGCAGACTGCGCGGGACTTCTCCAGTTCAGGTGGACGTAAACGCGCTGACATGCAGAACTTGGCTACCACAATCCAGAATGTCGCTGGCAAGATTTCTGAGCATTACCAGCAGAAGAAAGCCAAGCAAGACCAGCAGGTATTTGACCTGTTCACACAAGCAGTGCAAGGCAGTCAGCAGGCCGTGACAGACCGTGACTCAGCCGTTCAGGAACTCAATCAGGCAGTACAGTCTGGCGACCAGCAGGCAATCCAGGCAGCCAAGCAAAAACTCACTTCTGCAATTCAGGCACATGCCCAGAACCAACTCGTGCTCAAGAACCTATTCGATGGTCCGCAGGGGAAGAAGCATGCACAGATGTTATCGAAGGGCTTCGGAATTGACGACAAGAATGCTCCAACTCCCGAGCGGGCAGCGGCAATCCAAGCCATCACCAAACGGACAGGCGTTAGCGGTCAGGCAGCAAACATCCTGTCGCAGTTGCCGCAGACGCAGCAGTTCACTCCACAGGCCCAGCAGCAGATCGCTGCACAAAAGGCGGGATTGATCAATCCCAAGACTTCTGCAGAAATTGCCCAAACTGCAATGAAGGAAGCGGGGAAGGGTTCACGTCTCCAGACTGTCGAGGAGGGCAAGGGTGAGCGGCAACAGACTGGAATTACAGCAAAAAAGGAATCACAACAGGAGTCAGAGCAGTTCAAGGCTGGACAGCAAACCCAACGCATCGAAGCCAAGGAGAAGTCCCAAGCCGAGTCTGAAGCGGCTAAGGCGAAATTGCAGGCGCAGATGATTCAGGAACGGCAGTTCGAGGCAAAACTTAAGGCCCAGACTGCCAGAGAAACGGCTCTATTACGTGTGCAAGCAGCAAAAGAGATGAAGATGATGCCCACAACTGCATCCCGCACAATGGGGGAGATGGCCTCCGCGATGCTGGTTCATATCCCTGACATCAAGAAGGAGATTGACGATCTAGAAGCCAAGGGGAAATTGGGGGTCATTGCCGGTCGCTATGAAGATTTCCTGACTGGGAAAGTCGGAGCCGACGACCCAGACTTCCAATCTCTCCGTACCGATCTGTCGTTGTTTAGCAGCGGCACCTTGCGTACCCACTTTGGGGCGCGCGGTGGGCAGAGAATGTACGACATCATCAAACAGAACTTCAATCAGGCTGGTTCGAGCGCGAACAACATCAAATCCTCTCTGGATGCTGCCGGAAAATGGTTTGAGACTTACGAGGAAATGGGCGCTGGCCAAGTTCCTGGCGAACCATTTGGGGGGGGGGGTAAGCAGCAACCGCAAAAAGTCATTACAGTTTCACCAGCAGACATGAAATGAGCCAACCAGTTCAAGGCCCGGACGGTAATCTCTATCAGTTCCCTGATGGCACCAGCAAGGAAGCGGCCATCGGTTATTTCCGCAAGAAAGGGATCGGTGACATCTCTTCAGTTCCTTCCCAAGCGAAGCAGGATATTAACTTCAACGTCCGTTCCCATCTGGCAGATGTGCCTCGTCCAAAAGTCAACATGCAGAGGACGTTTGAGGGCGACCCAGACATTCGTATCGGATCGAAGATCATGGGGAACGTCCTGAAAGAGCAGGGCGCGAGTATGGCCCGGATGACCTATCCCGGGATTCTCTATGTGCTTTACCGTGCCCACCAAGGCGACCCGAAGTATCGGGAGATCGCCAACAATCTTCCCAATGAGATCATGTTCAACGGTTTGATGATGATGGCAGGGGGGATGGAAGCCGAAGGGGAGTCGCCGTTACTGACCAAGGGAGCGACAAAACCTGTACAGGCGATCAAAGGGTTGAAGCTGACCGCCGAACAGCAAGAAGCCTATACCGCAGCCATCGACAAGGCCAACGCTCGCATGGCGTCTGACATGGCGAAGTACCAGTCTGACACGCAGACAGCCCGAGCAGAGTGGGTCAATAAAGCCTACGAGCACAAGGCTGGGATGGCAGAAGCGGAGCGCGTATCCAATCGCCAGATGGCACTCGAACGTGGGAGTGAGACTTCCACCAAGCTGACCATGAAGAATGTGGCCGACACGCATACGGCAGTCAAGGCGCAACTCGATGCGCGATGGGATACGTGGCGGAGGCAGATGGCTGGAACGCAAGTTGACGCTACCAAGATCAGCCAGTTAGTTAATAACGCTAAAGCGGAGTTCTTGCGTGGGTCGCCGCCGAACGTAAAGCAGTTCAACGATCTGATGAAGGAAATCGGCGTAGATGTTGGGGAGGAAGGCGAGACCGCTGTAATGCCAGGGAAGTCAACTTCTACTCCTATCGAGACTGCCCAGGTCCACTATTCGTCCCTTGGAGAAAAACTGTCAGGTGGAGGCTTGCCGGGAAACGTATATCAAGCCATGAAGTACGTGAGAGAGGGCATTGGCGATCTCATGGGACAGGCTTCGGAATCTCGCGGCATGGGGTCGTTCTATGAAGCTCTGAAGAAAGATTACAGCCAGTTTATGAATGACTGGCACGATACTTCCTCGACAGGATCGCCGCTGGCAAAAATCTTGCAAGCAAAAGACTGGCCGGCAGTACAGAAGCAGATCAATGGGCCTGCCGGGGACCGCCTGCTGCAAACCATGTCCCGATACCGTCGATATGGAGCCAAGCCTGTGTTACCCCAGGCGGTACGGCAAATGACCGCAGAAGCCGATGCCTTGGCTAAACCTCGCATCCCTGCAATGCCTAAGAAGCTGAAGGCCAAGACACCTCCAGAACTTGAACAAGTAACTGCGCCGAAGCCCAAAGCTCCGCGAGGAGGGGCAGGAGCACGGCTGGCTGGCCGAGTAGCAGGCAAGATTGTCGGAGGGAAATTAGGCAGCATGGCTGGGCACCCGCTAATCGGATACGGTATCGGCGGGGAGGCTGGAGAAAGATTAGTCGAAAATCTGCAGAAAAAGTGATAGATTTCACCGATAAGGAGGGCACTATGCCCGGACGCGCAGCACTGACTGATGTGGCAGGAGTGAAAGCAGACATTAAGAGCATCCAGATGGGCGAGGCTCCTTCGGGTGCCGGCGACATGACTGGGGAATACTCTCCGATTGGCGGCGAAGGCCGCAAGGGTGCCGATGCCTACGGCAGCTTGGCAGAGGCCCCGCGCACCCGCATTGATGCCGAGATTGTAGGGCACGATCAAAGCGGCATGGCGAAAAAGGGTGAGCAGGGGATGGGCTACGGGGTAGGCCGCACCTTCTCCGGGGCAGCGCACGGGCGACCCCAAGACTGAGGACCTTTGCGGTTCCTTGTGTTTACGGAATATGGCGAGATTGCGGACCTAGCCGTATATCTCGCCTTGGTCGAGGGACACGACGTACTGCTCTATGTCCACGACAAAGCTCACGCACGCATTGCGGAAGGCTTGGTTCCGCATATCAAGGAATGGTGGCAGTACCTCGGGGAAGGTTATGTCTGGTGCTTTGATTCTTGTTCCTTCGGCAACCTGCAAGACTGGCTGCGCTCCCAAGGGGAAGCTGTGGTTGGCGGCTCAGAAGGCGCAGACCAACTTGAGAACAATCGCCAGCTTGGGCAAGACTGGTTCCGCAGTGCCGGATTTGACCAGCCCTACAGCCAAAACTTTACCTCGCTCGACGAAGCTCTCAGCTTCGTAGAAGAACACTCCGGCACCAAGTGGATTCTGAAGCAGAACATGGACGCTCCCAAGTCCATTTCCCACAAAGGCAAGTTCGACCATTCGGAAGATATGATCTTCCACCTGAAAGAACTCAAGAAATCATGGAACGAGTCCGACTTCGGAAAATTCGATTGCGATCTCATGGAAGTGGTGGAAGGCTTGGAGGTAGCCGCCAGCGCCTTCTGGAACGGCAAAGACTGGCTGCGCGACCGGAACGGGAAAGTCGTAGGGTTCCTGAACTTCGAGGAAAAGAAAGAGGCCAACGATGATACCGGTGAGACCTGCGGGGAAATGGGGACGACCTTCATTGGAGTAGATGAAGATGATCCACTGTTCGCTCGAATACTCCTACGACCGGAAATCCAGGGTCGGCTTGCTGAAACTCAGATGCGGGGAGTTTTTGACATCAATTGCATTCAATCCGAAGATGGCCGGCTTGTGGCTCTGGAACCCACATGCCGGTTTGGTGTACCCGCCTCATCTTACGAATTTATCGAAGGACTTGATTCCCCGACCGGAGAACTGCTCTCCGCCCTCGCCAAAGGCATCAACCGCACCGTTGAAATCCACAAAGGTTTAGGCATGGTGATGTGCGTGGTCGGGAAGCCCTTCCCGCTGGACGATCCTGAACTGCCGGATGAGTCAACCCTGATGGGCGAACGACTGTGGCCGCTAGAGGACGGTAAACCGACGGATGAGTTCACCAATGAACAGTTGCGCCACATTCACCTGTACAATTTCGAGCGCATCGAGGATGATGAAACCGGGGAGATGGCGTATAAGGCCCCGACCAAGAACGGGTATCTGCTGACGGTGACCATGCGGGGCGAGGATGACGTTCGGGACTTGCGCGAGAACTTGATTGAGTACATCAAGCAGAACGTGTACATTCCAGGCCAGAAATACCGTACAGACATCGGGCATAGAGTGGAAGGACTGTATGAGGGCGCTACTCGTTGAGATCGAGCACCACGAACAGAGATATTCGACATGCGGGGACTGGGAAGTGGAACCAGACGGCTTTGTGACCATTTCGGTGTCGCGCATGGACAATGAGGATTATGTGTTCCTGGTGCAGTTGCATGAAATGGCGGAAGCCTACCTCTGCAAAAAGCGCGGCATCGAGCAGGCCGTAGTCGATGAATTTGACATCCGGTACGAGGTCAACCGACCCGAAGGGGACGAATCAGAGCCGGGGGATGATCCCAGGGCGCCCTACTACAAGGAGCATCAGTTTGCTACGGCGATAGAACGGTTTATGGCCGAAGAATTGGGAGTCAACTGGGACGAGTACAGCAAAGTTGTGGCATCACTCTAGGAGGAGATTATGGCATGGCTTCAGAATGCTTTCGCGCACTGGAAAACAACCATTTTCGGGGCTGCGGCTGCAGTATGTGGTTACCTATTGGCTAACCACATCGGTAATCCCACAATCGTCAGTGCGCTTACTGCATTATTTACAGCCCTGACAGGTGCTTCCGCATCAGACGCAGGAAAGCACTGACTCTGGCCGGAGGAGCGTGATGAATGATGCACTCACAATCCACGACCTTATCCACGGTCTCGGTGGTGGACTGGGCTTGGTTGGCAGCATCCTTAGTGGCCTGTGCCTGTGGCTGGTTAAGCGTATCGTCGCTCATTCAGATCATCAAGAAGCAGTCCATCAATGGCACGGACAGCGTTTGGTGGCGCTCGAAACGAAACTGGGAATCTCCGCCCCCCAGTTCACGGGAGACTAATAAATTCGGTGACTGGAGAACTCCTGGGGTCCGCAGGCCATGAAGTCTTACTTGTATCGGAAGCCCTCGGGGCCATCATCAACGTGTCTCTGCTGATCGGTATCGGCATCAAGATGCACCACAGGATGTCGCATTTTGTAGAACACGTCCGGTTGCAGAACAGCTTCCTGCAGCAGGAACACGAAATGCTGGTGCAGTGGTACGCCAAGGAACACAACATCCCGTTGGATGAATTACCGACTCGGCTGGAAAAGGCCCCATGGTGGAAAAACGGAGTCTGAAATAACAAACCCCGCTATCGTGGGCGGGGTCTGTCGTCTAAACGCCATCGAAGTTCCAAGGTTGAGAGCACCCTATCATGGCATGGTCCTACAGTCAATTCTCCGGCGATCTGGTCTACGATGGCCGTAGAATCGCGTTTGGGTATTCGGGCAATGGCGCAGCCAAGAACAACCCCCTAGCGCAGTCTGAGGCCAACCACGGCCCCATACCACAGGGTTTATACACCATGCAGGAGCCGATAGACTCCCCTACTCACGGGCCATACGCCATTCCCTTGGTCCCCTTCCCGAGCAACCTGATGTTTGAGCGCTTTGGCTTCCTCGTCCATGGCGACTCGCTGGTGTCACCCGGCCAAGCCTCAGATGGCTGCATTATCCTGCCACGGAGCGTTCGGGAGCAGATGTGGAACTCTGGGGACCATACTCTCAGCGTGGTGTCCGGGTTCATGCCTGCCGATCTGGACGGCGAGATTGCCACGTAACTAGCCAGATTCACGACAAATCCAGTGCTTGACACGATGTGCCACGTTAGTGGTATAGTGTCTCACATGGCGAAGAAACTCAGTTACCATCTGCGATTGGAGCCTGATCTGTACGAAGATATTCGGGATGCTGCCGAGAAAGAGGAACGGACGATTCAGGACATGATCCGGCGGCTGTTGCGGACAGGACTGATAGTGCGGGAAGCCAAAAGGAGAAAGAAATGAAACACACCATCATCATCGAATCGGACGATAAGAATAGCATCGTATATATCCGCGATGCCAGCACAGTGATGGGGCCATACGGCGAAACGGGCGTAGTCGTTGTTGGGAAGTGCTTATGGGCTGATCTCGATATGGACAGATTGGCCAAACGGCTTGTATCCATGCTGGAGAGCAACAAGCCGACTCTTCCAATCGCATCTATCGACATTCCCGTAACCACAGGAGAGGACAATGCGTAAAGCCCTGTTATTGCTTGCCGTACCCGCACTACTGATGGCCCAAGGAGCACAGCCTACACCGTTTACGCCTGATGAAAAGCTGGCACTCAAGAATGCCCAGATTGAGTACCTGACGGCGCAGGCACAGTTCCAAGCTGCCCAAGCCAACTTTCAGGCGGCACAACAGAACTTGACCAAAGCCATTGGAGAGGTTTACTCCTCACGGAAGATTCAGCAAACCGAATGGACAATCTGCGATGGCGAGAGTGGGCCGGCGTGTCAGGGAGTCAAGAAAGGCGATCTGGAATGGAGGGCGGCCCCGAAGGAGCCGAAAAAGTGAGAAAAGAGATTTTCACCTGCGATGTATGTGGAGCCGAGAAGAAAGAAGCCAATCATTGGTGGATGGCCCAAATATCGAGTCGTCAATTTTTGCTATGGCCTTGGGACACTGGTGCTCGCGATAAGGGCATCCTTCATCTCTGCGGCGAAGCCTGCGTGCTCAAGCGGTTGAGTGAGTTCTTAGGAGGAAATCAATGAAGTGAGTTCTTAGGAGGGAAGTGATGCGACAAGCTCCAGACGATTTCTCGAACATCAGTTTCGTCGATCTAATGCTGGCGAATTTTAAGCGCCTTCCGCAATTCAAGACCAAGAACGGAGATATCGCACACAAGAAGCCCGACGGATCGGATTGGTCAATCGCAGAATGGACAAACGCGATGGCTGGAGAAGTCGGAGAGGCTTGCAATGTCGCCAAGAAGATCAGACGGGGGGACTACGACGGCGACATTGAACTCGCAAGGCGGTTGCTTTTGTCTGAAATCGCTGACGTGGTTATCTATGCCGACCTGATTTGCCAACAATTGAACGCCAGCCTAGGGGATGCTGTTCGGCAAACTTTCAATGAGAAGTCGCTCAAACTCCGGATTGACGTACAGATTTCGAGTAGAGCTGAGCGGGTGAGTGAGTTCTTAGGAGGAAAGTGATGACCTGGGAAGAGTTAGCTAAAAAACAACCGACTGAATTGAGCGATGCCGAACGGGTTGCTATTGCTGCCGTGATTCGCTCAAGTGTTCACGAACGTCCGCGCGAAACGATGGATGAAATATTCACTCGCTTATTAGGGGAATACAACCATCTCTTCTCACATTGCGATCCTCTGCCGAAATCGAGCGGGCCGTGATTGCAGGCCGGATTCGTTGAGCGGGTGAGTGAGTTTCTGGGGGCCAAGTGATCTGGCTACGTCTGTATCTGACAATTCGATGGATGATCAGGTTCGGGATGTGGCCGCAAGATGCCTAGCGTTGTGCTGGCGCCACGGTCGAGATGAAAAAACTATGCCGACGGCTGGGAGCTTACAGAGATGGTAACTGGCTCTGTATTCCAACAAACGAGGGAGACTTTAGATGGCTGACCTGACCCCGAGCGAGAGACCGAAGCGGATTCAGCGCAAGCGGACGAAGGGCTGGAAGATGCCACCGAATACTTTGTGCGTGACGAGGCCGGGGAGGCTAGGTAATCCATTTCGCATTGGAGGATGGTTCGCTCTAGACATCATGGGGATGAGTTATTGCGAAGCCGCAGAGGGTTTTCAGGATGAAAGGTTTACCCTGATTGAGACTCGGGAGCAATCTATCGCCATGTTCCGAGAGTACCGCACAAAGTACCGACTCACGCCTTCAGAAATCGCGCAGATTCGGAGCGCAGACTACATCGCCTGTTGGTGCCCTCTTGATCAGCCATGCCATGCCGACGTACTTCTGGAGATCGCCAATGCCCGATAACCTGACCCCATCCGAGCGCTGCGAGTTGATTCTTGATCATCCAAATGTCATGCCAGGTTGGGGATGCTGCAAATGCCGCGTGTATAACGGACTTCAGCGGAAAAAGTGCAAATCGTGCGGCCATGAATGCT